GTGCAATGTACGTATAATCTATAAACAAACTAAAACATTTATCATGCAAAAGATTTTTTTCGTTCCAGTGTTCACATTAGCTGAGGTGACTGAATTTGATATGGTTGGTTGTTTCTATCGTGAGTATGTCAATGCACACGACGACTACCCAGATAAAATCATTGCAGCCGTAGACGTTACGGAAATGGGCGACACTTTTATGTTAGAGATTATGAAAGTAATTGATGATCTCGATGATCGCACACCAACATTTTATGTTGATATCCCACCTACCAACGGCGGCGACGAATGGACAAATGTCGAATCGTTCAAAGAAAAGCCATTGGCAATTGCTTATGCTAAAGAGCACTTCGGCGCAGATGAAAACGGAATGATCTGTATTGTAAGCCAATCATGAAACAAAAGCTAATCGACGCAGTTATAGCACAATTGGTAATAGATATCATAGAGGGTGACTATACAGTTCTGAATGAACTATTACAGGACGTTGAGTCTATGGACTTAATTCAAGCTTTGCCCGAATCTGATCAGGGCGAATATGTTAAGAATTTGTTGTAACCTTTTCTTCTGGCTATCGTATAATCTTAGACAAACACTAAAACATTTATCATGGAAAACACAAACGTTGTAGGCAATGTACTGGATTTGAAAACTGCCGTATGCAGAGAATTTGATGTCAATGAATTACATCTGACCATTGTACGTGGTGCTGGTCAATGGGCTTGGACTTGGGGCTATGTTAAAGCTGTTCAGGCTGTTAAGAACAAAGCATTGCGTTTCACTGTCACTGGTCGCAAGCATAAAGGTTGGGTCTACATTGTACTAAACGGTTTGGACTTGTTTGATATCTATTACACCAGTAAGCAAGATAAGATTAAAAAGGTTGAGAATGACATTTATATCGAAGACCTGATCAATACGCTTGACATTTCAATTGAAAGGATTGCGGCATATAAGAGCTAATAAGGTTGCAGGCATTGTACGAAGATAATACACAATGCCTGTAACCTTTTCCAGTTTCTAACGTATAATCTATAAACAATTAAAGATTCTTATTATGGTAATCTCGAAGGAAGAAAAGTTTGCGACTGAAATGGCTGACCAGCTATTAGTAATGCGTGGCGAAGACGGCTACATTAGTTTCATGACAGATAAAGGCAATATAGTTCCGCTATCATTCATTGAAACCATTCTGGGGGATCAAGAACATGTTGATAATATTAAGAAAAAGATTCACGACGAAATCCTAGGTCATGTTATTGAGTTCCCTAGAGAGTTCAAAACCTGTATAAATGCTCAGGGTACACGTGAATTTTGCTATTCATCCGATATCTACGACTATGCCACAAATATCGAAGAATACATTGAAGGTCAGTACGACGATCTGATTAAAGCAACCGAGGCATTCGATGAAGCAACCAAATCCAAAGCAAGGCAAGGTCGCCTACAGATCAACTACAGGGTTGTAGTGTCTATCGAAAGAGTTGAATACGACCCAGAAACTGGCGAATCAGCAATGTTCGAGGAATCTCGTTCCATCGTAAGTATTGTATCAGAGCTTAATACTGCTGATCAGGTAAAATATGATTTAGTAACCAAATACGTTTAATAGTCATGATCGAAAAATTCTCATTGCTCCATGCAGCATTGTACTCCAAACATTGGTATGAAAAATATAGTGGCAAAAATACAATCTGGGACGATCTTAAGAAGACAATGTCCGCTGATGGCTATAATGGCGAACATATGACCAAAGGTGACATTGTCCAAGTGATGCTACACCAGTGCCAGCTTATTAATCATAGGGCTGTCACTGACCTTACAGAATTCGTTTCAGGTATATCTAAAGAAGGCTGCTGGCGACATGGCTACTTTACAAAAGATAACACACCATTCCAGCATAAAAATGAAGTGCTCGAAGAATATGATTTCTATGAAGCCATTGTACGATACTGTTTATCATCCATCTGCATGTTATCAGCCGAAGAACTTGGAGGCGTTGTATTGCCAGCACCTGACTATATAAATGTATTGCCAATGCGTATTGACATTTAGAATGAGTCTTTGCTTAGATTCGTAACAAAATAGGATTGTTAACGTATAATCAATAAACAAAAACATTATCATGAATTTAAAAGTTGAATTGAAAAAGGTTTCCACGTTCCAAGGACATGACGGCATTGGCTTTAATGCTGATCTATGGATTAACGGCATAGAGTGCGCACATGTACATGACGGTGCATACGGCGGCTGCATGGACTACACATACAATCTGTATAACAATGCCAAGGCAGAGGCTGTAAAGAAGAACATCAAACTGTTCGAAGACCATATCAAGACTATGCCTGATATCATTTTTCATCGTAAAGATGGCGAAGACATGGTTATCAAAATGGATATGGATCAATACATTGAAGGGCTACTGGCTGCTGATTCCAAGAAGAAAGACCAAAGGAAGATCATCAGGAATCAGGCGAACCATTTCATCTTTGGCTTACCAGACGCTGACAGCTACAACCAGATTAAGCTTTCAGTTCCAATCGCTAAGTGCCCAGAGGCTCAACTGAGGGCTAGCATGCTAAGGATCATGGCTGAGCACTTCAAACAGGGCTACGTATTTTTTAACACAAACCTTCCCAAAATTTAATTATGGCATACTATTACAAGATTCAAGCTTTAAGAGCTGTTATTGAAGACCTTATAGAAAAAGGCAATAAGAAAACAAACATCTGCTATAAGATAGGCTACACATCAACGTCTCAATTGAATAATGTCCTTAGTGGCAAATCAATAATGTCAACAAAAGCTATCCAAGGATTATTCAAAGCTTACAATGTGAACCCAACATATTTCTTCTCTGGCGCAGGTGCAATGTACATCAACCAGATCGAGCCAGCACCATTCATGGAACTTACGCCTTCTGTTGAGGGTTATACCATCACCGAAAAAGAAGTTGAAAGCATTTTCCAGCAGCTGTCTCGCCTACATTCTTATGGCTTTAGCATTGCGACGATCCTAGCTGGGGACGACAATGACTACATTAAAGGCATGAACATCGGTAATAGTATTTCTGAAATGCATGAATCAATCAAAGCCATCGATGAAGATATCAAAGCAGCACTGGCACGTGGCATCATCAAACCAGTGGAAGCTGCTGAACAGAAGATGATTGTCAGTGAGTCAGCTGAGAAATGGACAGAAGAAATAATGAATAGCTGTAGGAAGAGAATCCTTGATAGGGCAATGGATGATACCGAAGAGAAGTTCTACGAAGAGAAGCATCGTAGAACAGTCGATGATAATAATAATGTCATTCATCATGATCATTGATAGGTAACATAATATTAAAAGCCCTGAGATCAGTTAAGTTCTCAGGGCTTTCTTTTGGTAACTATATAAAGGATGCTTAGTTCGTCCACACTAGATTGCCAATTTCTTCGGCAATTATTTTCTTCAAATTCATTTGGTTTTCTACCAGAGAAACACTACCTTTGTCGGCTCGATATATGTTAAACACAATGTCCGATGGCATATGCTTTCTTATGTTAAGGTAGGCTTGTATGTCCTTATCCCTATCATCATATACATCTATCTGTTGCAAGTCTTGCTCCCATCTAAGAAAATCAAATATCTTTTCTCCTTTGTCAACATTGTTATCATTCATGATAATGCCGTCAACCAGAATATTATTCTTATGTAAAACTTTCTCCAACTCTGGACGAAGCTCCTCAACTCTACTGGTTAATATAATAACCATTGTACGAGGATCAGCATACTCTTTGGTTAATATACTAACCATACCATTGTACGGCTTTATGTTAAACACATCTGTGTCCAAGGAAGCTGGAGAACTCCACCATCCCTTCTGAGGAAATTCCTTCCCTGTCTTCTGCTTATAGATTGCCATGCCTTCTTCTGGCTCTGGCGTAGCAAACAATGTTTTATCAAAGTCGAATGCTACTAATTTTGTTATGACCATTGTACATGTTTAATAATAAATAGTAGCAATGTACGTTTAGTATTACTACCATTGTACGAGCCTTATCCAACACCACAAAGATAGGCATAACAAATGACACTGCCAAATAAAATCAATAAATAATTTCATTTATTTTTGTAACCTTTTATAAATCTATACGTATAATCAATAAATAATACGATATCAATATGAGAGCATTTTTACCTACAGATTATAAAGCTAAGCTGCTCGGAATTAAATCTGGCGACAAGGTGTCATGTGATAACGCATTATTAATCTGCTCCGAACTTGAATATTATTACCTGCAAGAGATCAGGAGAATGCAAGAAGAAACAAAAGCTGACACCTTAAGACTTAATAAGGTACTTCAAAATGCTATTAATGCCCTTGACAGAATTAATCAGAAACACGTGTTCACTCATACAGACGGCGACGGCGGTGAACTGCCTGAATGCTATTGGGGTATGATGCGTAAATTGGGCGACGTTAATAAAGACTCTAAAGACTATGACGATTTCTTTCACGGAGAGAAAAAATAAATCAACATTTCTGTAACATTTAATAAGTTTCTACGTATAAGTAACAAATAAATATATTTCAAATATGAAAGATAAACAATTCAATCCACTTGACCCAACCAATTGGCTAAACCAAAATGCTTCTGGTAACACTGTCGCTCCCAATAAACGTACTGTAGATGAAATCTATATCGACGTTTTGAAGACCAAAAAATTAAATAGGAAAATCGCTAAGCTCGAATACAAAGCTGGCTTCTTTGAATTCCGTAACGGCTTCGTAGAAGCTGCTGGTAAACGCCTGATTAGGGCTATCGAACTCGACCCTACCATCAAACACAAATACAAATTCAATGGCGAAACCCTGCTCTTAGCTGACCAGAAAACTGCTGACAAAGTATTTGCCAATAAAGACGTTACCATCAATGGCATCTTCGATGCTAAAAATATGAAACCTGTCGATCAGTCTGAGGTTAAACGTGACTCAAAAAAATATGATGTCCCGTCTAATAATCAATTTGTAGGAGCTAAATCGAAATTCCAAAAGGATCTTGAAGATGCATTAAATAATATCAAACCAGCCAAATCAAAATTCCAACAGCAACTCGAAGATGCATACGCTTTGCGTGATAAAAGTATCAGTGAGAAAAAAGCCGCCGCAAAAGAAGTAACTTCACCAACCGAAGTATCTCCGCTAAAAGCTTCTCGTCCATCAAAGAACTTCAAAGATATTGATGTCCCAGAACGTGACGATTTGTTCGTCAATACCTTCCGCAGTGTTGACGCTGACGACCTGTTCAACGTTGGTATGAATGACTCCTTTGAATTATTGTTGCTCGAAATCGAAGCTATGGCTAATGCTCTTGAAAAAAAGAACGTTTCCAAAAACTTCAATGCTCCTGTCAATAAAGAAGCCACTCGTAAACAAGTTGACGGCATCAGAAAAATTCTTACTGACGAGGAACACGACACCGTCACCAAAGACATGATCAAAAACATGCCGAATCGCAAACATGCTCAAATGCTAAATAATGCCTTATTTGACAAATACGATAAACGTATCGTTCTATCAGACGAGGACATTAAACAGCTTCTTAAAATCTTGAACGCATAAAACAAAATAATTACAGGGGTCAAATAGGTCTCTGTAATTATTATTATATTCATTATAAGCGTTTTATAAATTCGACCTTGTGCAAATACAGGTCATTAGTGCCCTTATCTGACCCGTTTTTTAGGCGTTAAACCCTACAGATTTTCTAATGACCTGTTTTTGAACATAATAACTTTTATAAATTAAATCTCCTATAGGGGTCTAAGAGGTTAAAACCGTTCTTATCGAATAATTTCTATGGTTATCTAAGACGATCCTTATGTTAATCAGTCATTTTTTATAAAATATTATAATTATGATTTACAGAAAAAAATTCGGAAGCGGTCACACGCATGTGGGGGCGACAAGCGCACCAAAAACGATCATTTTTAGCCATTATTAGATATTTAGACAAACGTCTAATTAATCTCTCTACTTTTCAGCGTTTAACTTATTGATTATCAATCTTTCCTTTTTTCGGCTTTGATTAGGTTTATCAAACCATTTTGTGACTATAAGTATAGTTAAGGAACATATAAAACCCATATAAAGGAATGGTTAGAAAATGGTCGAATAAATGATCATAATCTGATCGAAAAATAAGACCCTATCCACAGATTTTTGCTTGCATTATTTGATTATAATATATACTTTTGTGTCGATCATCTAATTGATCTTAATATATGGATATAAAAGAGCTGGGTAGTTTAGTTTTTTATAAGATGGAAAACTATCATCAGATTACAATTGATTTGGTTGATGATGCCGAGAGTATTTTAACTGAGGATGATTTAACATTGGAGAGAGTGTGTGCATTGAGTTATGTTGTTTCAATCTTGTCAGAGGTTTTTAATCCTGAGTTTAAAGATGATATTGACATTATTAATAAATTGAAAATAGAATTAGATACCATAATAGCAACAAATAAATACACATGTTAATCTTATGGTACATATTGAGAAGCCAAAGGTTTTCAATCCGTATGAATTAGATATAACCATTGATAATGTGGATTCACGCATAGGGTATTTTAAATTAAAAAACCAATATGTGAATGAGTTGTTCTATGGCTATATTACTGTCACGGAGTTCATGGAGAAAATGAATATTTTGTATCAAAAGGAGTTCAGATATTTTGATAAAGATATGGAATAGGTTTTTTAATTAAAACCATATAATATTGAAAAGGTTATGGATTATTCTGTAACCTTTTTTGTTATCTTACGTATAAAGAAATAAAGAACTGTCATGAATAGGAAATTACACAATACACCCGAAGATCGTTTATATTTAAGTGAATTGATTGCAGATGGTAAATTACCATTGGCTACATTTGAGATAGGTGTATTCACATCTATGTTGGCTGATGGCTTTAAGGTTATAACACATTTCGGTAAAGTCACTTCAATTGATCTTGAAAATGGCTACTGCTATTGGGTATCAGCTGGCAATGAAATGCCATGTGTTTGTATCAATGTGATTACATTGATAAATCCGTAACCTTTTGTTTTGATTTACGTATAACATAGAAAATATAACATGGAAAAGATATTCACAACTGAGTTTTTGAAAGAGATTGGTTTCACATTGGTTTATGAGAAGATCAGTGAGTTCAAGCCTAATTTGCCTTATGGCTGTGCTAAGGACAGAATTGGTATGACGCATATCTATTGGAATGAAGATGGTCACTCTGTCACTTACTTCGGCGAACCGTTAGAACCAAATATCTCCATGAGTATTCGTAAAGATGCTGATACCCGATATGCTTTCAATGGTTATGTTTTTAATCAAGATGATGTTCGTAGGCTGTTAAAGCTAAGTTATTAATTATGAAATATTTATTTATCGGTTTGTGGCATTTGTTCTGTTTGTTTATTCTGGTTGTGGATATGTTCTTGTATGGGAATTCAAATTTACTAAGTATACATGGATAGATTGGCATTTTACGGCATGGACGCAATATGATTTCACTCCTTGGGACACATATCATCGGTGGATTGATTAAATATTTACTTTTTTGTAACCTTTCGTTTTTAATTACGTATAATATAGAAAATATATATCATGGATGAATTATTTGTATCATTTGAGTTGGCTTTGAAATTGAATAAATACTTTGACGAAAAGACCTTTAGGGTTTACGACCTTCAAGGATATTTCCAAGATGAAAAAGTCATGGAATCAATGGGATTGACGGCAGTTAAAGCTCCGACCTATTCGCAGGTGATTGACTGGTTCAGATTAAAATATGATCAACATATCGTTATCGCACCATATTACAATCCTTTCTTCACAGAGACGATATACTATGATGTGGCTATAGCCAATAGGGATAACTCGTATGAGGGATTGGTGACAAACTCTATAAACAGGATGGGCGAGAAATGGCTAAAAAATCCGCATGCGTTTCATCTATATGAGGATTATTATGTTGCTTTGGATGCTATCATCAACGAAGCTTTAGAACAGATTTAAATTAAAAACGATGGAAGTATTATTTGTTACTTATGTGTTGGCTAAGAAGCTAAAGGAAAAGGGTTTTGATTTAAGACACTTGAAACAATGATAAAAATTGTTCAGGATTTAAGAACTGAAAATACTCAATTCCGTCAGGATATTAAGACACAGGTTGAGACTATCAATACAAAAGCCAATAAAACATTTCTACCAGTTACCTTAGAACAGGATATTTTAAAGACTGCTCAACAAGCTATTGGCGAAAGTATTTCGAAAGTAATGACAGGCTATGACAGCCCATTGGTTAAGCTGGTTAAGTCAGTTGTCGATGAAAATTCGACTACATTAAGGATAATCATATCCGAGAGCTTTAAACAGGTGATATTAACTGACGAGTTTAAGCAATCCATTGTGTCTGCATTTTCTCATAAGGTAGCCAGAACGATCATATCCAACAATGATGGATTATTCGATAAGGTCAGCAATGAGTTGAAACAGGATTCAGTGTTCAAAGCAAGAATGGCAATGGCTGTTTCAAATGTTGTTGAAGAATGCTTAAGAGATAGAGAATCATGAGAATAAGATTAAAATGGTGGAAGATTAAAGTTAATGAAAGCGGATATCAGCATATAATATTACTGGCTTTTAGTCGTGGACTTGATGGTATATTGATTCAACTGCCATTTTGCAGGGTTGAGATCACATGGGGCGATGCTTTATTAAAGCAAAAAGAGGAAGAGAGATTAAAGGTAAATGGTTCTTCTGTTGAGGACAAACAATAGCGTAATCGGTGAGTTAACACCCACAAGGGATGGCGTACTATCCTAAGCTATAGTCCACTAAGGGGCGTTGTTTGTTATTCAGGCATTAGTAATATAAAACATTGGGGTTTTAGCCCAAGAGTTGATATGAAGGTGTATCATTACTTAGAAATGATAAGAAGAATTATAGAGGTTATGGAAGATACTTGTTATTTTCTGTAACCTTTTTTATTTTATTACGTATAACGAAGAAACAATTTACTCTATGAACACATTTATAAAAATACTTGCATCTATCTACATTGGCATTCGCAAATTAGGCTATGTAAAATCGTTACTCATTTTAGGTTTTATTATTTTATTACTGGCGGTTAATAGTAAAGTAAATCGTAGCCATGAGAGCGATTTATTAGCTACCAAAGTTTTATCAGGAATTAAGCCAATATATCTTACTTATTATACTGGCAAAGTTTTAAATGTCGATTCGTTGTTATCATTATATCATAAAGAAACTAATGGTACACTTAAATTAAAACTCATTCTAAACATATCATCACAAATAGAGAATGAACGATCAAGAATTAATCAAATTGAATACCCTATATTTAAAGCTAAGACTGATAGTATTAATAGAGCCGATAATATTAAACGTATAGCAGTGTTATCAAAAACACCTAAAGGTCAATTAATGTTAAATCATCCAGAATGGTCTGATTATGATTGCCAACGTATAGTTAATAATGAGGTTTGGATTGGTATGTCACTTAGTCAACTTGAATTATCTATTTCGGATATTCGATGTGTCAACATTTCTGATTATGGTAGTGGTAAACAATATCGATTTACTGATGGAAATAGTTTTTACTATACCAAGGAAGACTTTATTGTTTATGCTTATAATTAAATAATCCTTGCGACATTCAAGAATATTATTTACATTTGCACCGATCATCTAATTGATCTAAATATAAAATTATAAATATGGAACTTAAATTAAAAACAGAAGAAGGAATGATGATATTTATCTATAATGAGATTATGGATAAGGGTATTTATTTTACGAAGATTCAGGAAGATATTAAAAAAAATCTAAAGACATTCGGTGACAATAAGAATGATTTTAATAAAAATGAGTTATCATATATTAAATGGGAATCGCAAGTAGTTGTCACCGAAAAAATGGAAAACGGTAGATTTAGGCAGTTTTTGGTTACACCTGAGTCAGTGTGTTCAGAAGAACTTTATGAGATTTTACAGCAAGCAATTGACATAACAATCATGTCAAGTGAACAGTTAGAACGAAAAGTTGCGTATAATGACGAATCAGATGATCATAAAATTCTTTCAGGCAATATTATTGTTAATATAAATCAGGGCGAGATTAAAAGAAATCTTCTCATGTATGGTATTGCTTATGATTTTAAAGATAAAAATACTATTTACACCCTGCAAACAACCGAGGATGGCGTTAAATTTGTGGTTGTATTTCATTTAACGCTTGATAAGATTAATTTAATATCATTTTTAATAGACTCAGACTCTGTTTATTTAGAATCTCCTGACGATCTTCATGAAATATTGAAACCTGCTTTTGAATTGCTTAACGAAGATTAATCTATGAATATTTTAGAAATACTCAAAACAATTGCAGAGTCATTATTCAAGTCTGTTATAATGATTATATTTATATTCTTCTTAAGAAGATTATATTTTAAATTTATTGCAAATCACCTTGGGTCAAAGATTAACGCCAATAAAATTCTCACAGGATATGATATTTTTGTAAATGTAGATTTAAAAGATTTTAGCACAATATATCTACCAAATGATAAATTGTATAGAGGTGGCATATTAGAAATGAGGTTAATTCGATTTGATGCCAATGGTATGTCTTTTGCATTATGTGTACCATATATAAGTGGCAATAAGGGATATTACAATCCTGTGAATATTACAGTAGCAACTAAATATATTCCTTATATGGATTTCTGGAATATATTTAAGAAGTTAATACTCATAAACATGCAAGAGACCTATATACCAAATTTATTTTATCAGCATGATATGTATCATGAATTTAAAATTGATTTAAGTAAAGACTTAACAGATATAATTAATGATAGAATATATATTGAAAGAATGAATATTCAAAATATGATAAATATTAATAAACAAGAGCCATCATGACCACACAAGAAGAGATTTTATCTGATATTAAGAACTTAAGGGTTGACTGTCCAGATTGTCATGGTCTCTATGATGATGATCAGTATACATGCACTACATGTTGGCATGAGGGTGGTAATGGTAGTATTAATGTTTTTGATTGGTTACAAGAGAATCCAGAGGTGTTAGGAATATCTAAGCCGACTACGTTTAATCCATTAGAAGATATTGGTGTGACCATTGAGACAGTTAATACGCAAGATGGTTATTACAAATTGAAGGCTCAATACATTAATGAGTTATTCTATGGGTTTATAACTGTCGTTGAGTTTGGGTTACAGATGGATGAATTGAATAAAAAGATATTAATTGATTAAGGTTGTAACCTTTATTAGTTCTTCACGTATAATCATTAAAATATAACATCATGTTTTACAATTGTAATGTGGTTTTGCTTACCACTGATAAAGAAGCTACCATAGGCGACATTATATCTTACCCCAATGGAATATTGGTTGCTAACTGTGAGCCTATTAATTTGAAGGCTAAGCAGCTTTATGTGACTGTTCCTGATAAGATAAAGGTAGGCGACTGGTGTGTACATGAATTTGGTGATCTTGCTGATACTGGTCACAGGTTGATTCAGGCGAATAAATCCAATGTAGATTCAATTCAGGAATGGTGGAAAAAGGTTGTTGCTTCAACTGATGTATCTATTGGTTTTCCTAATCTTTCGAAAGCATTTGTTAATCTATATACTAAGAGGTATAAGACTAAGCATCATATTGAGAAAGCTACAATTGAGTATGAAAGATGGATTACTAATTTAGGCAGACCATTTGTCGTCAGGGATGATTATCCTATTACGCAAAAAATATTTGATGATGGCACTGGCATAAGGGTTGTTATCAATGATGATAATACTGTTAATATCAAAGAAGCTAAGGAGTCTTGGGATAAAGAAGAAGTATTAGCTGTTGCTTTCAAGGCTTTCTATGAGGGTTATATTGAACATGATAGGTACTGTCCAGCTGATATTAAAAGGAATTTTGATAAGTGGGCTAAGAATATTGACTTATAGTTGTAACCTATTGTCTTTTCATACGTATAATCTATAAAATACATATAATCTATAAAATACATATCATGATCATACCAATTTATTTAAAGAAAGAGATATTTCAGTTTCTTGTTGATAGGTTTAAGGCAGACCCTGACACGCCAATTCTTATAGAAACCGTTATGGCAAATTTTCCTGATGTATCGCATATAATCTGTCACCATGCTTTATCTACGTTGAGTGATGAAGGGTTTATTAAATATTTCAGTATTCATTTTTTTGATGAATATACCCATGAGCATTCATATAGTGGTAAAGTGATGAAGGCATATAATAGCGACGAGTTGTTGTCGCCGAAAGTAATTAAAAAGGCGTATACTCTCAGGGAGATTGAGGCGGCAATGAATAAGACGCCAAAGCTGGGAAGGAATGGCTTTTCTAAGTATGAAGATAGATTTATGGAAAACATATCTACTGTTGACGTAAATGAATTTTGGGTGAATTTATTTGGAAAATCTCTTTATAATGAATATAAGAATAGCCGAAATGACTAAATTACTAATTAAGCGACAGTTTCAATATTATTAGGTGCTGAAAGGCTTGATGCTATTCTCGTAAAGAATTGGGTTGAGTTCAATTATGATTCATCTGAGAATAGTATTAAGCTTCAATTTCTGGAAAGAGATCATTGTGGCGATAATGTTATTTTTTGCAGTGTGGGTTATGATGTTGATACAAAGAAATGGTTTAGCAATAATTGCATTGACTATCCTGAAATACTGTTTGATACCTATGAGGAAATGAAAGACCATTTGGACTGTATTGAATATTTGATAGTCGGGAATGGATTTAGTTTCGCAAATCTGTAACATTTTTGATTTTCCAACGTATATGCAAATATAAATTATAAGACGATGAATAAATTACCTCAATATTTTTGTGTTAAGAATGATGGCAGCAAGTTGTTTAAGGACACTGTTATTGCATATTTGAATAAAATCTACAAAGAGACTTTACAGGGCGATAGCGACAATTGTTTCTATGGTGTTGATTCAACTGGCTTAGTATGGAATAACAATATTGATCGTTTTGATGGTAGACCTACGATATTAACCATTGAGGATTTCATTGAAGCTACCACTGTATTTGTTGAATCCGCTAAGGTTGAGACAGCATTTGCATTGCCTAAGAATTGGCATATCATCGTTACACCTGAAAACAGGGGAGTTGTGAGTAAATGGAGAATGGAGCATATCAAGAACTCTCACACTATTATTGACCTTGGCTTAGCTGTTGGTTGTTGTTCGGGTAGTAATACAAGAGATCATAATCCGAGTACGAATCTTGTAGGTCAGAATTATGACTTTGGCATTGAAATAACATTTGATCAGTTTAAACAATACGTTTTAAAAGATGTGAAAAAAATCGTTGGGTACAACTTAATTAAGCCACAGTATCAAAAGGCTGCAATTGCTATTACTGGATATAACGAGAATTCTATAACGTCGTTTCAAGCATGGATGGTCAAAAATCCAGATGGCGAATTTGCGAAAAAATTGAAAGAAGCAAATGTTTTAGATACATGGTTTGAGCCTATTTATGCAAAAAAATCTTATGCTATAGGCGATTGGGTATTCATTACAGGCAAAAGTTTTACAGGTAATGGTTTAAATTATCGTGGCGATGATGATGGCGTGTTTAAACTATTAGCAATTAACGAAGAAAAGCATCCTAGCGGTCATGCGAGAGAAGACTCTCAATTTATGTTTGAGTTGAATGGTCATTTCTATCGCACAGCTGACGTCAGTATTCTTAGATTTGCCACAGCAGTCGAAATTTTGAATGCTAAGCATAAAACAATATTGGATGACGTTAAAAAGCAATACCCTGTTGGTACTAAGTTTTACCCTGCGCATGTTGGTATTGAATCAGAATATTGCATCGTCACCAATACCAATTTCAGAATTAATCTAATGGACGATGACGATGCAATTATTGATTGCGAAGAAATTGATAGCATCATTGCATTGACTGACAGTGCCGAAGAATGGTGTAGTGACGCTAAATATGGTAATACCTTATTAAGTCGAACAGTATATAATTGTGGCAAATGGGCGAAAATTGAGAGCAAGCCTATAATTCGAATCAAAGGTTATAATGCAAAATTCTCTGAGAATGCGGTGTCCTTTGGTTGCCAGAAGTACACAAAGGAGTTTATCATTACACTCAATGATTGCTTGCAAGCTAATGGCTTTAAAATGGATTGCAAAGACGATATTAAAATAATGTCTGACTGGTTTAACAGTATAAAATAAGACAATGCGAAATATATTTAAATGGGGCGAAGAAGCTGGCGATGAATTAGTTGTAAATCATTTGATGAATTAGTAACCTTTTTTGCTTTTACACGTATAATATAGAAAATATCATGGATGAATTATTTGTGTCATATGAATTGGCTTTAAAGCTAAAGGAAAAGGGTTTTAACTTAAACTGTTTCAGGTATTGGAACATCACGCCATTTTTCAAAGTACCATCGTTGTATGGTAGCAGTCTTGATGGCTATAGTAATCCTTATGCCAGAATAGTTTCTGCTCCGACATATCAGCAAGTCACTGACTGGTTCAGGGACGTTCATAAGATTCATATTTGCGCTGATTTTCTTCCTAATACTAAGCAATACGCAACGACTTTTGTCCCAATTTATTTTACTCCTAAGGAATTTGATACCTATAAAGCGTATCATCGTCAACGTAGTGAGTATTCGACAACTGAAAAGTTTGACAAATATTATGATGCATTGGCATCATCCATTGAAGAAGCCTTAAAACTTATATAGTCATGGAACTAAGATATATTATCATTCCAATTGGAATTCTACTTTACGTTATTACTTGGATTTTGTCTGTTAGATTACTATACATTGGTATGCGAGATCGAAATGATGGCGAAAATTTCTGGAACGTCACATACAACAACATATACTCAACTGCTTGGATTGCAATGCATGTTTCTGTTCTTATAGCTATTCTTGCTGTATGCATTGGGTATTACATGGGAATTGTATTCTCATTAATTATTACTGAAATTATAAAATACTGGTAAATTATGAAAGGTATAGATTTTGAGAATATTCTTTTAATGCTAATGCTTGCCATAATCACTTGTGCGGTAGTTAAATGGAGAATCAATTACGAAATTGAACAAAAGGCTAAGAAGCCAGAATATATTCAGGTGTATAATTCTGAACAGGCTATGATTAGGTTGAAGCATGAGAAAGAGAAATTGGATTATGGCGTTATAACGCTCGAACGTTATAATCAGATAAGAGACTCTTTAGCTTTGATCATTAAATAATATAAGAATTGTCTATGTAAAAATAAACAGTAACACGTTGGGGATAGATATGCCCATCGCAAAATTCTTTAAATGTTATATGCCTTACTCAAAGGTTGTTTTGTTTTATGATAAAGATGCCAATATGAAGATGGTTTGAACGTGGGTTAATCCGCAAGAATCAAGTCCTTAAAGAAGTTGATGGGCTATCACTTTATCTCGTGTGAGATCGAATAGATGATTTTTTAAAGGTTACGGAGAATATCTGTAACCTTTTTTGTTTTTACACGTATAATAGAGAAAATAAGATTATGAAGAAAGAATTCACGCATAATGATTTATTCTTAAGGAAAGGATGCTACTCTCTTTTGATGGTTGCTAATTTTTGTAAACACAGACCTAATATCATAACTCTTTATGATATAATGACTTCTGACATTCCATTGACTGATAAACAATGGTTCTTATACCATGAGTGTAGCATTGAGAAACATGAAAGCATGGCGATAACACTGAAAGTATTATATGTTGTTTTGCCAATGCTTGAAAAAGTTTTTCCAGATGATAAAAAGCCGAGGGAAGCACTTGAAGCATTTGAATTATATATTGACGGAAAAATTAAGATGCGTGACATAGTTAATAAGCGTTTCAATCAATATCGTAATTATGACGTGACTGATTATGTGGCAGATGGAATTAATTATGCTTTGGATTCAAGGTTTAGTGCCGCCGCCAGAAATGCTATTGCTGCAACAATTGCAGACCCTTCATACAATAATGCGGTTTTACAAGTTTTTATTGATAATTGTTTGTAATCTTGTATTTATTCATATGAAGAACATTAATAAGATTATTTCGAAATGCTTGGAAGAAGATATATTCAGGACAGACAATAGCATTAAGCCATACGAAAAATTAATGATTGATGCAGTTATTGCTTTCATGAAGTCAAAGTTTGGCTTCAATGCTACAATCGTTGTCAAGAAGAAAGATAATGTTGGAATGATCGGTGATATCGTATTGAATAACAATTCCGTTAATCTTAATAAGTTTACCTTGCACTATAATCCTAGTCAGGGCTATCCGTCGATGATCAAATCACTGATACACGAATTAACGCATGTGAAGCAAGTATCATCAAAAGAGTTACAACCATCAGCAGATTATAAATCATTGGTCTGGAATACTGATTACGTGCTAAGCGTTAGGGATTATATCAAGACAATGAAAAACATGTCGGCATATAAAGAGTTGCCTTGGGAAAAAGAGGCGTATTCCAACATGAATAGCTTGTACGACGAGTTTATAAATTCTCCTTACTGGACGAATTTACGTGGCAAGGACAAAAATATGGATTTTATTATTAATAACTTATAACTATGGTAAATATACAAACAATTATAGCAGAGGAAATTCAATCTCTGAACGAAAACACATACAAGGTTTATCATGGTACTAATGAAAAGTTTGGCAAATTTAGCTTAAATAGAGCCACACAAGGCATCATTTGGTTTACGGATAGTATCGACTCTATCACCAAAGGAGAACACGGCGGAATTGGTTCAAAGATCATCATGACAAGGTATATAACAATCAACAAACCAGCTGGCTGGGATGAATACGAAAAGTATGGTCTTGGTCAATTACGCAACATGGGATATGATGGCGTCATATTGCCACAAGGGGATAAAAATGATTTTATTATATTTGATACAAAAAATATCAAAGTAAAGCCTTAGTTCTGTAACCTTTTTTGTTTTTATACGTATAACAGAGAAAATAACAACTATGAGAAACTTTTTTGTGCCTTACGAAATAGCTTTAAAGCTTCAAGAAAAAGGATTCACTGAGAATTGCATATGCTATTTCACTTCACATAAGCTTTTATCGTCTAAGGTCAGTTATTCATCTGGGCATGACTGCGAATGTAAATGGGATGCAAAATATGATCTTGAATTAAGAGCACCTTTGTATCAGCAAGTTGTTGACTGGCTTAGGATTAATCATGGCTTAGTACTTGCATATGATATGTGTGAAATGACATGTTCATATGACCCAACCGAGAAATACCACAAATTCAATTTGTTTAAAATAGTTAATGGCAAAAGCTGCAATGCTCTTTCATACCATGCAAACCATAGCTGTTTCGATTCCTACTATAAAGCATTTGACTTTATTATTGACGAAGCACTAAATCTTATTATCGTATGAAAATAATCAACTCAAAAATTTATAAGGGCGAAATATACCAAATCATTGTTGATGCTGACGATTATGATCGTGCAGTTGCTTTTGCTGTTAATGGTTGGGAAATCAAATATACCACTGGCTCGAATAATCCTTATGTAATGACAAGGAAAACTGTTTTGGTTGACGGCGTAAAGGTTCGGAAACAATATTATCTTCACAGGTTTATAATGAACGTTTTAGACGATTCTAGCATACATATTGATCACGAATTCACCAACACCTTAGACAACAGAAAGTCTCAATTAAGGGTTGCTACTAGGTCACAGAACATGAGCAATCGCACATCTAAGAAAACAAGTGCTTGTAAATATCTTGGGGTGTCTTATTGCAAGAGTGTTAAAGGCTTGAAGAAATATCGCACCAACATAAAAGCTGAGAACATAAAGAATAATATTCATTTAGGCTACTATGCCGATGAAGATAGTGCTGGCTATGCTTACAATCTTGCGGCAGTTCTTGTGCATAAGAATTTCGCCAATTTAAACGAAATTGACGAATCAAAGGTTTCCGATAGCCTTAGTATCATGCAATATGTATCATATACATTAAATAAATTCAATTTTATATAATGAATGAATTACTAAAGAAGAATTTGATAAGAGATTAATGGGTTCAACTTGTTTAAGAGGCTTTAAAAAGCCATGAATGAGTTAATCTGTCCATTATGCGGTCATGTCTTCCATGCCGAGGATTATGATCATGGCTACTGTCCTAATTGCGGATTAGCTGAGTATTATTGGGACGATGGCTGGGACGATGAACTTAAAGAATGCTTCAATTCAGGATTTTTATGGGGATATTTGTAACATTTTTAGATTTTAAACGTAAAAGTAATAAAAATTAGTATGAAATGTAAATTTGAATTAGCATGGATTGGAGTATGTAATGAAATCGCCGACGAAAGCGGATTTTGTGCAAAGCATAAAGATATAAAATGTGTTAGTTGCGGAAAACAAGCGACGCAACAATGCAGTGAGACAATGGGATTGGTTTGCGGTGCGCCACTATGCGACGATTGTGAACATACCATTAATGATAACGGATGCAACAGCGGCGGCAATCTGCCTGTAGGCTTGAAAATGCATTGCAAAAAAAATGAACAAGTTTATAAACGTTGGTATATGAGATTAAATGAAGATGATTTGTGGACTTTTAACGTATAAGTAATAAAAAGATACTATGATAATAAGACCAAATTCTTCAAAGGATACTATCAGAACTGAGGTTCGTGATTTAAAACAAGAAATGATCAATATTTCAAGGCGTATAAATGCGCATGAACGAGAGATCGCAAAGTTATACACTGAGGGCGGAAAATTCGCTAAAAGACTTAGGATAATGGAAACACGTTTAAATCAAAAATAGTATGAGAGAAGCATTTAAACTATTAAAAGCAAAGCAATGAAGTACTATATATATTTTTTTATAGCCTTTATATATGGCTATTGGACTGTTGGTTCGATCAAAAATATTTGTAAACACATTAAAGATAATAACATACCATTAACATTTTTATCTTTAATGTGGTTAACATTAACGGCAGCATTGGCTACCACTGGATTTATAGTAGCCATAGCTAATCCTATATTTATAGATTTTATAACAAGACACTGGTAATGAGAAAAACATATTATGCACTAATAATTATGCTTCTGGCAACCTTATTATGCTCATGTAGCTCAATAAAGGTTGTGAGTATTGCTTCACCTGTAGCCGAAAGGCTTGACTATAAGCCTGAATACCATTTTGATGGGTATGATGTTAGCCATTGTCTAATAATATTCAAGACAGATTATTGCTCAAATAAGCTTGAATTTGCTTCGCAGAACGATTGGCTATACGATAATTCTTATAAAGATGGTTCGATTTTTAGTCATCCTTACAATTATTGGCATAATGATATTGGCAGCAATACTAAGGGATTTATTTACAATAGCACTCTGAATTTTACATTAATGTTTAAATTATAATTGCTAAAAGTTGTAACCTTTTCTTATTTTCAACGTATAAGCAATAAAATATACAATATGGATGATTCACAAATAAAATTCGATTTAGCTTCCTTGCTGAAAGCAAAAGGATTCAACGGACTAAGCCATGATCTTTTCATCAAAAATGGCGATCGTGTTCATAACGTCTATGTTATGCGATGGAATGAATCAGATGATCATGTAACTCAACCTACATACCAAGAGGCTATAGACTGGCTACGGAATACCCATAATATACATGTATACAATGAAGGCGACAATTGGGATAGCTATTTGGAGTTCGATGGTTATAAAGGAATTGCCGTCAAAACCAAATGGAAAACAGCCTCAGATGCTATTACCTTGTTCGAATCGAAGGAAGTTAAGCCATACTATGTTTCACTTGCAGAAGCCATTACAGAAGCCTTAACATTCATCCAATGATTATAATTACACTGTCAGAAGCTGAGTATCTGGCTTCACACTATAACAAAAAAGGATGGCAAAAATCAGTTAAGATTGTGATCTGGGAGCATGACTTTGAAAAGAAGTAATATACAATTAAATACGAGAAAAAATGATCTCACAAAATTTAAATTTTGAAACAATTGTCGTACACTCTCGAAGTAAAGCGGCATGGAATATTGTTAGCACACGATTAGGTGCTAAGTATAAGATTGCTGCTATTCCTTATGTGGAATCCGAAGAACATACCATTAGCACAAATAACAGAATTAAGGCATTTGAACATGCAACATACATAAACAAGTGTTTGAATCAATACGAAGAAATCATTAATCTATTACGATAATATCATGAAAAAAGAATACATTAAATTCAAGACTATTTCCAAACAGGAAATGGACGAATGTTATGGTACTGAACTACATAAAGGCGTTGACAAATGTTTTGAAGACGGCACGCATTCGTATATGCAAAGGACAACTGATGTGTTACATGTAAATGGTAATCTTATTAATTCGGTGCATAATAGTATTTTGGATGATACCGAGTTAACAGAGATTCCAAAGGCTATCTTTATTGAAAGGCTGAGGCAAGCTATCTTTGACTTGGAAATTTACCAATTTGTTGTAAGCAAATAAAGTTATGGAAAAATACATAATAATTTTTGAAGATGGTACGCCATATGTAACATCTAAAATAACTGTTGAGGACGGAAAATCCGTTGAAGATGGCTATATTACCATAATCAGATGCAGTGACAGCATGGAACTATTGCCAGATGGCACATGGGCAGAACTGCCCAATTGGAATGAAGAATATTATGACGCAAACAACTTAGAAACAGAAGAATAAAATATGAAACCATTTACAGCATTAAATTTCAGAATATCACAAGATGTTTGTGGAAAACAGAGATTTACAGAGCAAGAAGTGCTTGACGAAATGGCGTCTGGCAACGCTAAAATCGATGGTATGATACTCGTTCGCATACATGACGGTAAAGTCATTGGCGGATTCACGGATTCGATAAATGTATTCAGTAAGATTTTAGCAGACGTTGAACGTGTCAACAATCTCGACACCAAATCAATACCTGAGAAAGTATTGAAGTTCATCGAAGAATCGGCTGACTCATTACAAGTGTTGATCTCCCTTCAATTAGCGGCATGTAAGCTAAAAGGTATTCCTTATGAAAAGGTGCTTTATGCTTTGCTCGAAAAGAATATGAAATGGGAAGCTAAACTAAGCGAGTACACCAGAGATAAAAAATAAGTAATATGTCAGTAGCACACGTAAAAATTTTTAAATTCGATTTTGCCTTCGTTTATCGTTATCGTTACGAGAAGAATAACGAAGACAAATTCTTAGATCGCCATACAACTTGGCGTCAATGGGAATTAGGCTTGTTTTTCAAGCGTAATAAAATCGTTGGCAGAAAGAATTTCAATAAGCCTAAAGAGTGGGGTAACAATCTGGTGCATGAGTATATGCTTGGCATCAATCTGCTTATATGGAAAATGTGGTTTACTGTTCATAAAGGCGGTATGAGCATCAATCTAAACGATAAAAAGAAAGTATGAAACAAGAAAAGAGAGACCAATTAAGACATTGGGTTGAAAGTTTGGATCGTGAGAAGATTAATGACATCGCTTTAGAATGTATCGAAGAACTAATATTGGCAGAAGTGGTTAATTTCTATGAAAGCACAGAAATACCATATTGGGACGGATCAGGAGATAGATTAGATGGGTCAGAAAGTCATGACACTGAAAATTAAAGGACAAGAAATAATGGATAAAATTAAGGAAATCGCATTAGCCGTTTGGATAGATGCTATAACATGTTCCGATAATAAAACATTTGAGCAGTATTGGGAAGCCGCTGAAAGCCAGTTCAAAGTATTTGAGACTGCTGAAAATTCAATAGCTCTTGAGGCTTTGGAAAAGATTGCTTACCCAATAAAATATCTTCGTGAGGAAGCTGATAAAACTGGATGTATTTTAAATGGCTACATAGCTAATCAACTGACACAAGAAAGTAGCTTTTATCAGGATATTGCTCATGATGCTTTAAACAAAATTGCTCAACAAAATGAAGGGAAAGTGTAATTGCGGCAAGAATGCTGTTGTCGAATACCTTGTAAAAGGTAAAAATCAGCCAGTACCATTAAGTTTTGTGCCGATTGTAAGCCAAAGATGCCTAATTTCTACTGACACGAGAGCATGTATATTATTGACGGTAAGTAGATTAAAAGTATTTTCAGTGAAACTGTAACCTTTTTATTTTCTTAACGTATAAGTAAGCAAGTAATATTAATTAAAAAATAGATACTATGTTTTACATTTACGACAAGAACACCCTGAAATTTGAAAAGGTCAAGTGGCTTGCATTAACATTAAAGCTGTCACTGATTGCCGTAGTAATTTTTTCAGCGTTTGGTTTGACAATTCGAACCCAAGCAAAAGACTTGAATGAGGCTGAGATTATCGTTATCATGAATAAACACGATAAGTTTAGTTCTGATAAATTGGCTGCAATGATTAAGGATATGAATTTTGGCTTTCCTTATATCGTATATGCCCAAGCTATTCTGGAAACCAACAACTTTCAGTCAAAGATTTTCAACGAGAATAACAACTTGTTTGGAATGAAACGAGCAGTTACACGTATTAACAAAGCACGTGGAACACAAAGTGAGCACGCTTTCTACAGGAATTGGATGGAATCATTAGACGACTACAGTTTATATTCGGCTACATATCTATCGTCATTAAAGACTGAAAACGATTACTTTGATTATTTAGAGCAAAATTATGCCGAAGACAAACAGTATGTCAAAAAGCTAAAAGAAGTTATTGCTACAAGGAAATTAAAAGAGAAGTTCAATTAACATGGAAACACTGAAATTTGAAGACATTCAGCCACTAGGCAATTTTAAGGATTTGCTGATAACCTTTCGAAAAAAAGCAGATGAAGTCATTGCTAAATGCGACGAAAAGAAGGCATTCAATAAATCACTTGCTAACCTGATCAAGATGATCGTTGGAGACTTCGGCGTAGTCGTTGCATTGGAAGACGGCATCATAACAGGAAAAGGTTGGGATATCGACGAAATGAAGAAATGCTTACTGTATACGCATTTGATTATACTTGACTTGAATCAAACTGCACATAAATATCTGAACCCGACAATTGAATTGGGGTCAAGAATTGAGCAGCTACAACAATTTATTGATAACGGCGATCAGAAGGTATTCGGAAAGCTTAAACTGATTTAAAGTATCAATATTATTAAAGGTTACAGAGAAATCCGAATTCTTTGTAACCTTTTTCGTTTTATAACGTATAAGTAATAAATTATAGCAATATGAATAAAATATTAGTAAATAAAGCATTAACCGATAAGCTTCAAAGCATCGCACAGGACATTAAAGTTTATATCAATATAAATTCAGAAATAGCCAATTCATTAAACATTGACGACGATAGCAATATCACTTTTTTTGACGAAAATGAAATGATTGAGTTAATTGATATTCGAATGAAAATCAAAGCATTGACATATAAACTAAAAGATAAAATGAGTCATGGCAAAAGTAGATAAATTCGCAGAAAAAGACCTTTGGGTTAATTGGGTTGGAATGATCTTGCGCAAGCATTCAAATAATCCCTTCAAGAGTGGTTTGCAGACTGGTAGAGCTATGGAACTAACTGTTAATCCATACTCATTGAAGCAAGGGTTTTTAATGGATGATGGAACAGTCGTCGATTGTTTTCGATGTAAATTAGAAAATAGTTAGTATTTTTTGTAACCTTTATTGATTTGTAACGTATAAGTAATAAATAATTTAAATTTTTGATATGAAAGCATTTGTAGCAGCATTTTTTACACTTTTCGCCTTAATAATCATCGGCACTTTAGTAGTGATGAAAATTCAGTTCAATCAGAATTGCACAGGCTTTTTAAAGAGAGCAGCAGACGCCAACACTGTTGAGACAGCAAAGGCTCAGCTGGATAAGTCCATAGACTACTTGGATTTACATAACATGACAACTGGCTATACATCAGTATTATGGCAGACTCCTGATGAAGACATTGAATTCTGGTTTAATAATTTAAAGTCAGCATCAGCTGAATTAGCAAAGGTTGATAGTACGACTACATCATTGGAGAAGACAAATATATTAATGAAGCTACGAGAAACGTTGTTAGATGCTGGCGAGAAAGGCGAAAAGCTTACTGTTCCAGATGGTTTATATAAATATCCTGATAATAAGTTCTGGGTGTTCATGTCCATATGTGCTGGCATAATTCTGATCGGTGGCATTATTAGCATATTAATTTGGATAGACAATAACTAATGGAAGTAAATCTATATTTGAATGACGAATGCGATACCAATATTGCATTTTTCAGCGATCTGACTTCCAATCCTTTTAAGCTTGGCGACGAAATTAACATCGCTGTTCATGACTTAAAACAAAAGGATTACATTCGATACAGGACTGAGTATGCGAATAAAATGAAGGAAGACAATAAGATTCTTCAAGATACATTTAACTTGAAGAAGATAAGACTTGTAAAGGAAAACGTTTTTGCAAAAATTACCGTAGCCAATGAGCCGAAACTTATTTATGAGTATCATTGCGAAATCGTTGACGAAACTGTTAAGGCTGACAAAGTGTTTGACAGAGAGTTTACAGCTGAAATGATCGATGCATTTGTCTATTATCATTCACGTGTAGACAATGAATTATCTATAAAAGAATGGCTTGATGTAGTATATCCAGTCGCAAAATAAAAACTAATAGTATGAATAAATATAGTTTTGTAGCAATAATTGATGGTAAAGAATTATTTCCGAAAGGATTTTACTACCAAGGAAAGTCTATAATTCTTGTTGGTTGTGAAAAATCGAATCATACTATCAGGAGAAAAGAAAAAACTACAGATGTTGAAATAATTGTAACAGAAAATAAATAATATTATGCAAAAATTTACAGATATTGGTCAATTTGCCAGTGTTATAAGATCGGTGAGGCTATCTGCCGACTACAGGGGAAATGACGATAATGGCGATGCTATTTACGTTCATGACACTGATTACCCTACACTTAAGTTCAGGTGTACGGTGAAAAATCATGGAACAAATTCAGGAATTGCCCTCTATCCTGACGGAACATACAAGTTTCAGTCACGAGAGAATGAACTTGAAGTTGGTCATGATAATGCTGGCTTCATGACAGCTATGAGCAATAAGAGCTATAAGAAGCTATTTGAGGGCATCGAATTTAAAGAGTCATGTGTTATCTATGGCGAATGGATTGGCAAAGGTGTTCAGGCTAAAGTGGCTATCGCTGAATTGTCAAAACGTTTAATCATCTTTGCTATTCGTATTGATGGCGTTTATCAGGACATGGAAAACTTTAAGCACGTGAAGAACGAAGCCGAAGATATTTATAATATTCTTCAATTTCCTCACTGGTTTATTGATATCGACTTCAATCGTCCAGAGTTGTCACAGAACAAAATCGTCGATCTTACGTTGGCTGTTGAAGATGAATGCCCTGTTGGGAAATACTTCGGCATTACTGGCATTGGCGAAGGCATCGTTTGCGAATACATATTTCCCGATGGATCAGATCGTTACATCTTCAAAAGCAAGGGAGTTAAGCATGCAAATGGCTCAAAGGTGAAGACTGTCAGGGTTGTTGACGAAGACAAGGTTAATGCTTTGCTTGATCTGGCTGACGAACTTACTCCTGAATGGAGATTAGACCAGATGGTTACGGAATCATGCGATCTGATGAACGGCGGATTGATCGACAGAACCAAGATGGGCATCTACATGAAAATGGTTGTAAATGACATCATTAAGGAAGAATCTGATAAAATTCTTGAATCGGGATATGAAATGAAAGACCTTGGCAAATACATTTCTGAGATTGCCAAGAAATATTTCTTTGAACGAGAAAAGACTAGCGAATATTGATTGGTAATCGTGGCTATTAAGCAAACCAATTAATTTAAAGGTTGTAGAAAATACTTGTTATTTTTTGTAACCTTTTTTAATTTACAACGTATAAGTAATAAATATAAACTTTTATTATATGAAGCATTTAATTTTTCAGTTAGACCAAGCTAATACAGCACAAGAGTCTAAGCAAGGTCTTAAGATTAATAAGATCGTTTCAAGTATATCACCCTTAAATTTTATTAGATTATTAAAGGACGTCGATACAAAGGTGAATCCTAGGATTGCAGCCGTTAATAAAATAACGAAAAGTATTTCCGAAACTTTGGATTCAAACCCTACGTTATTCTGGTTTAAATCCAAAGGCATTTTGTTAGCGACTAAAAATTGCGAAACATTAAGCAATAACAGGATTAAAATTACTCTCGACGATACAGATTATGAGGGAATTATGGACGGCGGACATAATATGTTTGCTATAGCCGCCTTCATAGTGCAAAAGCTATATGCCGTAACATTTAAAAAATGGAGCGAATGTAAAGAATTTTGGAAACTTAATTTCGACGATATTATCGTAAAATTCGAAAAAAGAAGTGCTGAATTTAATTTTTCAATTCCAATTGAGATCATCTATCCGAATGGTAAGAACGGCTCAGAAGATCAGTTTTATAATTATATTTCTGAAATATGCTCAGCCAGAAATAATAACGTCCAGTTGAGCGAAACAGCTAAAGGCAATCAGGTTGGAAACTATGAGTTTTTGAAGGAATATCTGAAAAAATATAACATAATTTGGAAAACTGGCGATATTGGCAATATTGAGGCAAGCGAAGTTATTGGTCTAGCAACATTACCATTGATGTTTCTGAAAGTAAAAGGCAAGCTACCAAATGGCATTTCAAATCTTAGTAGAATCAGTATATATTCTCAGAAAGGTAGGTGCATAGACTTTTATAATGAAATTATTTCTCATTCAGATGTTTCAAGTGAATCTAAAGGAAAAAATGTTTTAAATCATAAAGGCGTTGAATCTGCACTAGCCTTATGCGAAGATATTCTTAAGTTTTTTGACTTGATTTATTACCATTTCCCTGTACTTTATAATAATAATTCTGGTAAATTTGGGGGCATAAGCGCAGTTAACAGGAATAAGAAAAATAAAATTAAGTCTCATTTTGGAACGCTTAAAGACGTTTCGGAATATAACTATCCTCCAGCATTTATTTATCCTTTGGTTTATGGACTCGTCAATTTGATGGAATATGACGAGAAAACTAAAACAGTTCGTTGGAGAATTAATCCACTAACAATCGATTTAAAAAAGTTAGACTTTAAGCAATACATAAATATGTTTAAAGTTGTTTATAACGATCCGCAAAAAATTGGTAAGGGCGACGTTTTTTATGGAGAAGCTGATACTATTTTTTCAAAATTATAAAATTGATTGATATGGGAATGGACTTAGATTATATTGCCGCTAAACAGTCAATTGACCAATTAGAAAATTTGCTTTCAAGTCAGGAGCATGGCAAAAGAGAAGAAATTGCTGACGAGATCATTGAGTTTGTTGAAGCAATGGAACTAAAATGGTCTACTAATAAATAGATTGATTGGTAATCGTGGCGGTCAGCAAACCAATTAATTTAAAGGTTATAGAAAATACTTGTTATTTTTTGTAACCTTTTTCAATTTGTAACGTATAACGAATAAAAAACAATGATAACATTAGAAAGATTGGAAGAAATTCTGGATGAATCACCCGAATCAAAACATACAGACCGTCATATGGCTGCTTTAATTTTATTAAGAGATCGAATACCTTATGATGTTTGTAAAAGTATTATCATAGGGGCAGATCATGATAAAGTTTTCCTTTGCGAAGTTGAATATGCGTTGCCGTATATAAGCGAAGCTGATGCTTATATATTATCAGCAAGTAGATGCTTTATCGAGGATGATTGTTTCTCAATGTTTGTTTAAAAATGGAGACACTTACAATAAGGGCTAAGACGCCAAAAGACTATAACGCAAAGATTCATAGAGTAACAAAGTTTAAGAGATATAATTGCGAATTTTGTTATGCTTTGAATGACGATGGCTACTACAGAAGTGACAATATATATGCTGATTCCACAACATATTCGGAAACTGCTTTATTAGGACTAAGCGATTTTGAAGTAGTATCATTTCGTAAGCAATAGTTGTAACCTTTTTCAATTTATAACGTATAAGTAATGGGAGTGCTGCTCTGGAGTGGTAGCGATATGTGATATGTCTAATAGCCGCCTTCATCGGTTGCGGTTTCGGGTACAATCCGATATAAGTTAGTTGATTAATACGCCTAATGGCAATTTGCAGATTTCGTAAAGTTCGATTCCTTACACTCTCACAAAATAACAATTTTTATCATGGTAAACAGAGAAACAATTAACGGTATGGTTTTCATTGCACAAACAACTTACTACGTATATCGTAGTGAGGAGGATTTGCAAAACGACGCAATTCCAATGTTAACATCCTCAGACATCATATCATTTGATGCCTATAAAGACATAGCGAGATCATCTAAAGAAAAATAACATGGAAAATATAGTGATCATAAATGGCGTTGTTTTTAAAACTAAGATTAGTTATCTGGTTTATAGTAATGAATCAGACTTGAAAAATTATCGAATGCCATATCTAAATACATGTAATCCAGATGAATTCGAGAAATTTAAGAATCTGTCTAAAAACGGAATTGCTTTACCAAAAACACTTATAAATTTATGAAAAAAACGAAATTGTCTAATGACATGGGTATGATATTCAAGGATATCCTTGATATTGAAATTACTCTGGATAACAGCTTACAGGACATGCTTAATAAGTTCTATGACGTTATGAGTAAGTACAGCATTTGCCAAGGTACATGGAATGAAACAGGCGGCAGATCAATTGCTAATCCTGAATGGACTATTTGCTTCAAAGCATTCTTAATGCATAAGCAAGCTGTTATTGACTTCCGTATGTTGCTTGCCGAAGTGCCGTCAAAATTACTGGCGTATGATAAAGAACCAAAATCAAAAAGGAAATAATTTGTAACCCTTTTCAATTCCCAACGTATAAGTAATAAATAAGTATCATGGATGAAATTGAACTGAAAGAAATATTCGAAAACCAATCAGACTGCTATGCTGATACAGGCATGTACGTAAGTGGTACTTGGGTTGATGGCGAAGTAATTCAAGCTATGACGTGTGATCGTTTCATAGAAGTGTTAAAACAATTAGGAATTATTAAATTATAAAAATATGAGCATTAAAAAGATTTTCGACAAAATTGCGAATGAATCGAGTACCAATGAAAAAATGGCGATTCTATCCAGATACAAAGACAATGAACTCTTAGTAAAGGTTCTGTATGCGGCTTGCTCTAAAAGAGTTAAGTACTACATCAAACAATTACCACTTTATGAGAAATCGAGTACAACGTTTGATCTCGATTGGGCTTTAAATCAACTACCAGCTTTAAGCAATCGTGAAGTCACAGGCTATGCCGCACATCAATATTTGATGAAGATACTCACGCAACTTCAACCAGACGATGCATACATTATTGAGCGAATCATCGACAAGGACTGTAAGATCGGCATTGGCACACGCAATATCAATAAAGTTATCCCAAACCTGATTGAGAAAACAGGCTACATGGGCTGCAAACCTTACTCAAAGGAAGGCCTAATTAAATTATTAGCTAAAGGCGATTGTGTTAGCCAAGAGAAGATGGATGGCAGATATATGAATTGTATAATTCAGGGCGGCGAATTAGCAAATGAATCCAGACAAGGTGAACCAACTATTTTAGAAAATCCATTATTCTTTTCAGAATTAATTAAGTTAAAGGATTGTGTTCTAAATGGTGAGCTAACAATGGGTGGGGAAATATCACGATTCGAAGCAAATGGTATTATAGCCTCACTGATAAGCATTTCAACTAAGAAGCTTGCAGGCGATGATGTTACAAAAGAGGTGGTAAAGTTTGAGCTAAAGCATATGGATTACTATGAAGCATTGAAGTTGGTAAAATACACTACTTGGGATATTCTTACCATTGACGAATACTTCTCACGAAAATGCGTCAGACCCTACAAAGTTAGATTTGCTGAATTAGAGGAAACTTTGAAAGGATTCAAGATGATCTCAATTGTCGAAACAAGACAGATAAAAAACATTGAAGATGCTATGGATCATTTCAAAGAAATTGTGACAAGAAATGGCGAAGGAACGGTCGTAAAATCCTTAGAGGGCGTCTGGATGGATGGTAAACCAATTTGGCAGCAAAAAATAAAAAAAGAGGTAAATCTTGATCTTAGAATCACAGGTTTTAATTACGGGACTGGTAAAAATTCAGAGCTAATTTCGAGTGTCAATGTCGAATCAGAAGACGGATTATTAAAAACCTCACCGACAGGACTTGATGAAGATGAAATGGCTTATGTTACAGTAAATCAGGATATATTGCTAAATACAATTCTTGAAGTTAAATGCTCTGGTTTATCACAAGACAATAAAGGTAATTATTCTGTGTTACATCCAGTATATAAAATACGCCGAAGTGATAAAAATTCAGCCAATACCTTGGCTGAATGTATTGAAATTGATAAATCATGTTTATCGTTATAACTTAAGAGCATACCAACCGACATATTCTCCAAATCTGTTTAACACCTCCCTTTTCATATTTTTATATGCGTATATAGGCTTACCATTATTGTATGATGATTTTCTAAGAGCAATCAATGGTAAGCCTAAATTTTTACATGTAGGTTCAAAGTTACCATTGCATTCAACGACTATATTGCCAAGATTATCATAGATATTAATTCTTATTGCTGCTGGATTTTTTGATCCTGAAAATCTTTTTAACATACGTTTAGACATTTTATCACAATTTTCATTTGATAGTTTTACGCCTATACGCCCTTTTGCCGCATTTATGTTATGCTCAGCTGACTTAGGTATGCCTTTTAAGGCTACTGAATGTTTTAGTTTTGTTGCATCACTTTGTTTAACGCCAAGTTTTGCTTGCCTCATTTTTTCTCTCGAAGCATCTGACAGAACATATTCACTACGATAGCCTCCGCCTACAGTCATATTATATCCATTTACATATGTGCTATAATAATTAACATAAAATATTTCACGAGCATTAGCTTCTTTTAAAGACATTATATCTTTCTCCAATATTTCCTCATTAAAGTTTTCAATACCATATTTTCTGATAGCTTGATGAAATTGATATTGCGAATTTTTTGAAACAGAATATAAATGATCATATTTTCGCAATTCCAAACCTCGGCAAGTAAGTCCTATATATGATTTGCCATTTAATTTATTTGTAAATTTATATATTAAGTATATTTTATTTACGATTCTTTTCATTTGCGATTATCATTATAATTTCTTCAATAAATTTTGATTTGTTATTCGTCAATTTTTCTAAAACTATATTCGACTCTCTGGATATAGTTATGCTTAATTTTATTTTCTTATCCTGTTCGGTCAATCTTGGTCTACTCATATCGTTTAATATAAATACGCAAATATTAATTTTAATCGCATTTAAATGCGATTTTTTGTAACATTTATTATTTTTCATCGTATAATCAAGAAATAAATAAATTAATGGATAATATATACGAATTAAAAGGGCTTACCACTTGAGCTAAAAGGATTAAAGGTGTACAACGTTTCAACTGGCGAAGGAAGCTATGTTAAAGTGGCTGTCTTAAATAACAGTGTGGTTTCAGGCACATATAGCGTTGGCAAATTTGAAGAGACGACGATTGTTGTCAATGACATAAAAAAGGCTCTGCCAGAATTATTTACGGCAAGGAAGTTCTATTCGAAAATGATTCAATTATAATTCGAATAAAAATTAAAACAATGATAACAGAAGAAGAAAAAAAAGAAATCGAAGGCTTTGATGAAGCTATGTCATATTTTTTCATTGACGCCATTGGCGGTTATATCTGGCGTACCAATCACGATATAAGTCATGGTAGATATGAAATGACTCCCGAAATAAATACGAATCTTTCAGAAATGTCTGAAAAGCTGCAGTATTGTGTTAAGCAATTGAGTAGATTTGGCGTAGACCCAGAGTCAACAACGGATAGGGTTGACGGCGAATACTGGAAATGGTTTCGTTATTGGGATAGCTGGAAAAATGATATGTCTGATGAAGAATGGGAAATCTTTGACAGAAAAATGTGCAACAATGAAGATTTGTCTGATTTATTGCCTAAAACCAAATGGAATGATAAATAGTGCCATTTATTTGTAACATTTTGAAAAGCTTAACGTATAAGCAAATATAAACAATAAAATTATTTAACAATGATTAAACGTAATGAAAGTTTCTACAAAATCGCTGACTTAGTTTATGCGGTTAAAGAAGGGTGCGACAGAAATCCAGCCGTTCGTGATATGGTTTTCACGAAAAAAAATAACAAAGGCAAAATCGTAAGGATTTCGGAATTTTTTGGTGTTGGCAGTATGGTGAATCACATCCGATTCGCTGAATTCGGATGGATTAAATATGTCGATGCCACTCAGAAGAAAAACAAAAAAGCACTAATTCAATGGTGCGGCGGCGAAATAACAGAGGGCAATATTGAATATTTCGTTTCGAAAATCAAAACTGTTGTCGCTGAGTATAATGATGCCTCACGCAAAAATATTGCAAAAAAAGCAAATGCAGCACAGGGCGAATTGGCTTTCGATAGCGTTATCGAAAAAGAAGTTAAGGTAGTTAAAGCTGAAATCGCTGAGCTTGATGTTGATTCTGATGAAAGTCAGGTAAACGATCAGGCGACTTACGCCGACGAACTCAAACCAAATCGTGCTGATTTGGAACGCATTTTCATACAGTCCATCGTCGATCTGAAAAAGGCTAAAGCCAATAAATTAAAGGCTAAAGCCAATAAATTACTTGTAGAGGCGGCAATTTTTGAATACGAGAAAGCAAAGGTTTAAGCACTGATTCGCTTCTAAATAGTTAAGGTTACAGGAAATATTCGTTATTTTTTGTAACCTTTTTTCATTTATACTTGCATCAATGAATTATTATTCATATTTTTGCATAAATAAATCTAATACATAATGGCTGAAAATATTATTTACGGCGTAAAGACAGGCGACAAATATCATTACATTGGAAAGACCAGTAAAAAGGTAAATGCTGATGGCGATCTAAAGAGGTCGAAAATTCAAACATTATATCATAAGGACAGTATTCGTAAAATATTTGAAGATAATACTTTTATTGATATCGAGCCTTTATCTGTTGTCGCTGACGACGAGTGGTTTGACGAGAAGCTATCGCAAGTTGTAAAAAAATATAACGAAAAAAATCCTCTGGTAAATGCACAATGGATGCTAGACGGTAAACGTGGCTTTTGGGACGGTACGCAAGGCTATTGGGTAGGTAAGACACGTGACGCAAATACGTTGCTTAAACTGTCTGAAAGTAAGTATAAACAGGCTGTACAATACGATATTAATGGCTGTCAGATTAAAATATGGAATTCGATAAAAGAAGCCGCAACTAAAGTCTTTAAAGATTATAAAATTATTAAAGGCTCAGGCTGTTCTTTATTATATTCAATACTTTCCAGTGCAACATTGAAAACAAGATTGCGACATGGCTCATATTGGTTTGGAAGTGACGAGTTGATAGAGTTGTTCGGCGTTATTCCAACAAAACTAAAGTTTGATTCCATACGAGAACATGAAAAACAGAAACGAAGGGATAATCATAAAGTCTATGAAAAAATTGTGTGTAGCATGTACACTGTGAATCAATTCAATATAAAAGGGGAGCTTATCAATAAATTTGCTAATATTTATGAGGCGTCCTATCTATTAAATTTGTCAGTCAAGCAAATAAGAACTATATGTAGAGGCGAAAAAGTGTTTACACGTGTGTTTTTAAAATATGGCGAAAAAACTAAACAGCCAATCAACCAAGAAAAACTATGGAAAGTTTCTTAAATCTGTAACCTTTTTAAACTTGGCACGTATAAGTAATAAATTATTGATCATGAAAATACGTGTTAATTTTAAAGCTATTGGTTCGATGGGTAGGATTGAACATAAGACTATCTCTTTCACATGTCCAGACTTCAAAGAGATAGTCTATGTGCATTCGGAAAGGCTTAAAGGCATTCCATTAACTGTTAATCTAAACACTACTGTAATCTGTCAGGTTGTCGATTGGCTCGACAATATGGATAAGAGGGATATCATGGATGAAAATGATTGGTCTATAATTCTCGATTACAATATACTTGCAAGGAGAGTACAATCAAAGAAAAAAAGAGAATTGGCTCTTAGACACAACACCGCTTTTGAATTAGCACAAAGGCTAATCGTTGATAACGTACCAATGCTAAATGATTTCGAAGTGACTTATAATCGTATGGCTGATACTATCAAAGGCATACCAATTGCAAAACAATTCGAGATAGTCTTAAAAGCTATGAACATCGGCATGGAAACTGCCTCTGTTGCTTATCGAAGGATATCTGCCATCTTGAATGACAAGAACCCTGACGATGTTACGCTAGAACCAAAGAATAAAATTATATCGAAATTGTAACCTTTCTTGACTTTACGCGTATAAACAATAAAATACATATCATGGATAGAATCAACATTTTGAACAAGCATGGAATGCTTACGGACAAAGATCGGTTAAAGCCTTTCTCTCATAGCTGTAGCTATTTCACATTTGAAACTAATCTGGAATTGTCGATTCCTGTTAAGGTTACGCCTCATGGCAGACTTGACAAGTATTCAGTGGATTGGTATTCGAGAGACCTTGCTAGCTTCATTTGCTATTGGCAACACTTTGTCATGAAAGACTTAAATGACTTCTCAGGCTTTGGAAATGTTGTATTCGAATTAGTTGGTTTTGATCTTGTTAATATTTGAAATTATGAATACTGAGTATATAAAACATCGGAACTCGTTGTTACGATCTATCAATACGCTTAGAGGCGTGGTAATTGGTCTGTCCAAATAATCCTTTTTATCAAAAGATGAAAAACTAGCGGCTATGAAAGTTGTCGATGCTTTCGAAGAACTTCGAATAATCTATAAGAAAGATCGTAAAGAACCCATACCAAAAAAATGCGTATATGGCGATCTCTATGACGCTGACAACTAGTGTCCTAGATTAATGAACTGTCAAGATTGCGATAAATTTAGATAAGTTGTAACATTTTTGATTTTCATACGTATAAATAATAAATAAGATATCATGGAAAAGGGTACAGATTTAGTGTCAGTCGATAATGGGGAAATATTTGAAGGCACACGAGACGAATTTGCCAATTGTTTTTTCGATAACTCAACCAACGAGCAAATCGCCGACTGGTGTTATAGTAATGACTGGAAGCTTGTTATCAACGGTAAAACATTTTAAGATGGAAGCAAAAGATATAAATAATGCAAGGAAAAGTTATGATGAAGTTCTTAATGAGGTTATTGATGCAAAGTGTTGCAACATGCCACGAACAGGACTATCAGATTTTCGCAGAAAAATAGATTGTATTGATAGATCAATTGCGACAACTGCGATGGGTATTGCTGCCGAAAATGCTGAGACTATTATTAAGATCAATAAAGACCTGTCCTCTATGATTGTTGACGGATTTGATTTGCATTTCGATGCAGACTCTTTAAGCAAAATGACATGCATGGAGATACTTGCCAGAGTTAAATGGTTCTCAGAATGGTCAAAACGAGTTGTTAATTCTATGGATTTAAACCAATCAAGTCAAACTGATAAATTGCTAAACGATATCATTGGCATGGTTAAATATGATGCCGTAAAATTGATAGAAGACGCTGGGTATACATGGCGTATTACACGTTGTGATAAAAATGATTATATCATAACGTGCGATCTCCACCTGAAAAGGTTTAACCTTGAAATTGATAATGATCTCATAACCAAAACATATTTAGGATGAAAGCAACAACAGTAATTGAAGAAGCTTTGGCTTTTTGCAAGTCTGACTTGAAATTAGCTGAAAAGAAATACTCTGGCTTATGCCAGATCGACATGCTTAGCGGCGAGGGTTCACAACTACAAGAAACAATTAATCGGCTGAAAGGTGAGATAAAGGCATACAATTGGGTGCTCACTCTAATTTAAAATATTTATGGAACAGATACACGAAGTCACTTTGACGTTTAAACTACCTCATGGCATTGCAAAGGTTTTTAAGAGGAATTTTCCAAAATTTTGCGAAAAGAATTTCGTAACATGCGAAATAACATCTGAAATCAGATGGTATTGGTATCATGATAAGATCACAATTGTTGTGACTGGCACTGCTATCAATTGTGCAACAATTGAGGACACTATTAGTAAAATGCTGCAATTTGTAATTTAGTACTATGTTTAATAATTTAAAAATAGTAACTCTTGTGCTTGGAAACGATTATATCGTTTGTGGCAATGCTCGTACAGCATTCAGGCTTATTAAAACAACGCCTAAAGGCTATAATTTACTGAATATAAGGACTTCCAAATGTGCTTTTAAGCATCATTTATATCCTTTGAAGAATCACTCTGATGAAAAGAAACTGGCTTTTTATATGGTTGGCTATATATGGTTTGAGCCTTATTACAGTTCTTTAGGAAATATAAATCATGGCAAAGCTTTAAAAGCATTTGAGCATGAGGAAGGCAGAACGCCTGATATGAAAAATAGTAAAGAAATGTCAGTTGTTTCAACCTTAGAAGCTGGTATAAGGTATGAAAAAAATCACAGATAAATGTAACATTTATATACTTTGAACGTATAAGTAATAAAATAATTCAATTATGAATGACAAGAATTTTTTTGAAGACCTTGACGTACAGGTAAGAATTGCTTGGTCAGCAATAACGTGACATTATGAAAAAGAAAGAAGCAAAAGCACTGCCAACTTTTCAGGAAGTTTATCTTCCTTTAGAGTATCATTACGGCAAAACGTTTTGTAACAATCACATGGCATTTGATTTTCCAATGAAGATGCTGTATGCAAATGCGCTCATTTTAAACCCAGATCAACAACAGCAAATTGTTAAAGTTATCAACAACGTTGGCTTTATACCTACTATCAATCTGCCAACAGTTTTGACGTATCGTGATGGTATTATCTTTGCTTATGATCATGACGATAACGAGCGTGAGTTCATCATCCTACGTGGCTGGGGACACCTTACAGGAGTTGGCGGCTTAGCTCTTAAAGGCACTGATGCCGCAAAGATTCAGGATGATTTTGCTGAATATATCATTAATACCTTAACAACATATTTTAATGTTTAAGTTCAAGAATTTATTTAAGACAAAGGAATGTGATCATACCCATAATTTCAGAAGCTTGAAATACAAACTGAAAGATGGCACACCGATGTATGAGTTTGAATGCTACGACTGTGGCTATAAAGACAAAGCTGTGTCTATGCCGATGGTCAGACATGGGACGATAAATTGGTTATCAAAAGAAACGGTGTGCAAATTAATTAAATATCATGGTTAATATAAACGAAGTATTTACTGATTATCTCAGATATATAAAAGACACCGAAGCCACAAGAAGATTACTATCTGAAAAATTTGAGGGCGAAATGCTTATAAGTGAAGAACACACATATATCATATTTAATACGACATCAAAGACATGGCGTCCGTCATTTGATTTTGAGTGGCTATATCGTAAGACTCCAACATTAACAACGATTGACGAATTATTTGCTGAATTTAAATAAAACACACTATGGGAATTTTTAATTTTTATCCTTGGGAAAATGGCATTAAACCAGTTTTCGTCAATGCGGAAGGCTTTGAATGGTATCTTGATAAAGATACTACAGATTGGGCGACAAAAGATACTGATAATGGCATTAAAGGACTTGTAGGCGTGGCATGTTTCCTTGTAAAAAAGGGCGACGATATTAACAGGGTTATGATAAACGATAAGCAACAAATGCTTTTAGATGATAAGAATCTTGAGCAAATGTGTGTGAAGATTGACTTGATGAAGATCGTTAAGAATTATGAATTACATGAAAAGAAATAGATCAAATAAGTTGTAACCTTTTTCAATCTTTAACGTATAAGCTGATATGAAAACACATAAGGTATTGGATTTTACATATTCGGAAGACGAGGATCAGGGAGTGCTGGTTGGCACTGAACAGGAATGCAATGATTTTGTATCTGAACAAGATACGATTGGCTTAGAAATATTTCCAATGACAAGGAAAGAAATCGAGGAATATCCTGACAACATCGAAGAAAAGCTTGCTTTAAAGATTCTGCCTACAGGGTTTCCAACCTTGCAAAGGGCTGTGTTCAATGGTAAGTACCTTGAACATTTTGGAATCCATGCATCACTAGCAAGCATGTATGGTCATAATGCTGATGAAATCGTTGAAGTCGAAATGACGGTACATGAAAATCAGACTAAGCCGCCTACAGGCGATAACAATGACATGACCAATGATTATTGGGGATGGTTTGATTATGAGAATGATCGTAATTCGTTTAGTCTGATATACGCAAAGAGATTCTTACTGGAAATGTGTTTTCCAAATATGCGTTGTTCAGAGGAACGTGGTCAAGGTAAGGCATATAGATTGAAACTAGTCGGAAACCTATATAAATAAATATTATGTCAGCAACTAACAAAGACGATTTCTCAAAGGAAGAATCCAAATTCATGTATAGCATGCTTCATAAGAGCTTTCACGAATCTGAACGCATGCTTAAAACCATGAGCCTGACTAATGAAGAACGTGAGATCACGGAAGGAAGAAAAGAAATGGCATTTGCCTTAATGAATAAAGTTCGATAGTATGAGAGATTTGCAAGAGATTATTAGCCAAAAGCCTGTGTTCTTAGGCGTTTTTAAAAAGAAACGTGATGTTCTAAACGCATTTGATATAAATGATTGTCAGGATGTTCATATCCTGTTTGCAGCATATTTCATTGATGGTTATGATGGTTCAGCATACGTCTTATATGAAAAGGACGGCAAGTTGTACGACGTTACGGGTAGTCATTGCTCATGCTATGGCTTGGAAAATCAATTTGACCCAGAAGAATGTGAACTTCGTGTTCTTAGAGATCGCTTAAAAAGCGGATTTGGTTCTTCTGATTTTTGCAAGGAACTTAAAGAGTTCATCGGAATATATAAATGATTATGAAAACAAAAGTATACGGTTACGATGGTTACTGTTATCTTTACAAAGGCATCCTTTACAAGGTCTGGAAAGTAGAAAAAAGTTACAATGCCACTACATTCGACTGGTACATAAAATGTAATGATAACGATGGTACAGATGTACTTGGCGGAAAAGTGGGTTGCAATTCTTATACAAGCAGAGGCGCAGCTATTGACAATGCTAAATACTATATTGATATATATTTAGCACGTGTCATAAATTCCTGTCCAAACCCAACAGACTATGGACTACTTGATTTTAATGAAGCTGTTAAAAATATCGCTCAAATTCAAAATTTACGAAAATTTAAACAAAGTTTAGAATTTCATAAAATATATGTTAAATGGGTAACGCAACGTATTGACAAACTTGAAAATATAAACTCATGAAAGTAATGAAGTTCATTTCATTGTGTAAATGCAAGGGAAAGAAAGAATATATCGTTTTAGCTTTCGGAAAAGCTTGCTTAAAATGTGGACATTTTCAAACTAAAGTTAGATAATAATGAAGCCATACGGCAGAGAAAATAAATTGCAAGGCTTCGGCAAATGGAAGACCGACGTTCATCCGCCAAAAGGACTTGTCAACTGGTGGGAGAATATATGTGATCTGCTATCTCGTAGTAGAATGAAGCAAATATCAAAAAAAGAAATTAATCGAGAAATCTCCGAAAACTTGTAACCTTTTCGTTTACCACACGTATAAGCATATATAAACAATTAAATTATTGATCATGAAAGCATATATTACTTGCGACGGTTTGTATAAGGGAAACGAAGACGATATGAATGGCGTCTGGATGCTTAGTTGGTATAACATTGGTACTAAGATGTTTGAGTCATGTTATACGTGGTTCGAAAGATCAGCCGTAAAAAGTCTTGACGATATCAAGGAACTGAAATCAGAAAAGTGCTCAAAAATGCTTCGGACTTTGAGAAAGGATATCCAGCTTAAGCCGCCTTACGTTTACATTAGTACCATATTCAACTATTCATATGGTAAGGAAAATGACTCGCAAAATGGCGATGGTGACTATGATATAACTATCAAAGCATTGCAATTAATGTTGGAAGATCATGCCAATGAAATTTATTTGGACTTTCGTGTATATGCACGTGATGGTAATCCTCATGACTGGTCAGAATGGGAAAGAACTGGCGACGATGATTACATCAAGGTAATGGAAATTCTTCAACCAATTAATATTTAAGCCATGTACTATTTCTATGTATATTTGATCTTGGATGTTAATAGGCTTTTAATTACCGAATCAGCTATTAAAAGCGATAATTACTTTCAGTTATCGAATAGCGAAGGCGGCGACAGACAATCGTTATTAAATACTTGCCAGATGTTTTGTATAGGGTATCTCTATGGTTCGCAGTGCAAAAGAAAACTTACAAACGACCCACATGAATTTATAATTACTCGTAATTGTTAAGCCATGAGAATAGTTCTGAAAACAATGGAAGAAATTGATGCATTGATTGAGACAGTACCCGATTCAATGCGAAAACTATTTTTAAAAATAGTTCGCACCGACTATTTTGTTTCGCGTACTCAATTAAAATATCTTCAAGATAATAAAGAGAATTATATGATGAAGCTGGAACATGCTGAATTCGTTTACAATATATACAGCCTGTTTAGTTTGTCAGACAGAGATATTGGAAGACATTGGGTTTTTAAAAGAGAACAGCAAGCTGATTTGCATTACTCGTATTCGTCTATGGCTAAGAATCCACGACAAGACAACAAGGACTACATCAATCGTGGCAGTGGCGATAGTAATGCTTATTCGCTTCGACGTCCAAAACTATGTAGGAAAACTGCATGGAAACGATTCTACAAATTATTCCCACGTTTAAAGAAATAATTATGAAACAGGGTATGAAGATAAAGACATTAAAACATATTGATGGCGAATGGAAAACGACATTTAATATGTATAACGGATACCCAATTATCATTAAGTCTCGTACTGGTAAGGGCATTAAGGTTCACGTTTCAGACCCTATTGACGCCAACAAGGTTCTATTCACATTAAGATACGTCTTCATTAAACCAGATGCTTTGCTGGCAATTGTCAGGGCAAAAATCGATAAATATATTATACAAAATGAAAACAAAACTGTTTAAAATTGTTAAGAAGCGATATAAAATCGTTGAGATTAGTCATATTGAAGACCCAAATTCTGGCTTTATACAATATAAACTACCGATATATGTTGTATACGATAAAGATTGTGTCATGTATGAGGGAATTGGCGGTTCAGCTATATACAGTACGTATGCTGAGGCTTTCATTAAATTAGTAAAAGAAATTCATAAAGAATTCTATTCTTTGATGAAACGTAAAGACGATAAAATAACCAAAGTGTGGCATAAATAATTAATTATATGAGATCAATACTTTTTATTATCTGGATGCTATTAACTATCGTACTGGTAGCTAGCGTTATTGGCATGTTATTACTTGTGCCAAACCAATATTCATACTCCGATAACGTACCTTCAACATGGATGAAGCTTGGCAAATCATTAATGGATTCAGCTATAAAATAGTTGTAACCTTTTTAATTTTTTCTCGTATAAGTAATAAAATATAACGCTATGAGTTGGAAAGACGTATTTAATTCGGATTTGAAGCCTACCTTGTGGGGAAACATTCAGAATGCTAATGATGTGGCTAAATATAGTGGCTACAAGTACTTGGCTTGGAATGGCTGGGTATATGAGGTTGATGGTAAACGCTTGGATATCTTATCCGTAGACTTAGTATAACCATGAGCGACAGAGAAGACAGAGTAAACGAAGAATATTTTATTGATACCTTCGGCAAAGATCATAAGTATAAAGGTACTTGCGACGAAGAACTTGAAGATATTATTTCGTTGCATTACGAGATTGCTTTAGCTATGTTCCCCGAAATGAGGAATCCTGACGACTATTTAATGAATTTAGGATGGATTCAAATCGGAAGCAACTGCTATCATAATCCAATCGCACATCGTTATCCTACACAGGCACAAATCAATGCTTTAGATGGGATGGGCGATCTCAATAGATTAGAAATATTGCGAGATGGATATTTCATCAAATATAAATTATTCGATGATATGTAACCTTTTAGGGTTTTACACGTATAAGCAAATACATTAATACTATAAAGTTATGACAGTAACAGAACTATTATCAATTGGACTGAGAATCAATATATCAATTTTCATTGTATTCTTAGTGATTTTTATTATATCAACGTGGAAAGATTTAATTTACTACCTCAAATATGGCGGTAATTTTTATGAAGATGTAATCGATGAAACATTTACCAGCTATCTTTCCTTCGCCGTATTATTCATATATGGCTTAATCGCCTTTATTTATGGCGTATATTTACTACTAGGCTTATTTTAATTGTAACCTTTTTAATTTTTTCTCGTATAACTATAAAACACATATTCAAAATGAAAAAAACATTATTAGTTCTCTTAGCTTTTGCAGCATTATTTGTATCATGCGCAAAGGAAAAGGTGATCGACGGCGTCACGTATCAGCCTTATGGCTTTCTAAACGAAGACACAATGAAAAGTGATAGCATCACTTACAAGACCAGTAAAGACGATATTATTCTTGCTGTTATCTTTTCGGAGACAATCATTGTTCCAGTCATAGTTCTCGGAAACTACATGTATGAGCCTGTTGAGAAGAAACAATATCCTGCAAAAATACAAAAGTAATTATGAAATACGATCTGATTATTTTGGCAATATGCGCAGTGTATTCAATCATTGCCCTTTTCGATATCTTTGTTTACACCGTAAGGTCGTCACCAAAGAGAAGTATTTTTTCAAGATTTACTTGGACTCTTGGGCTAATCGCCACAGCTGTTTTAATTTATTGGTATATTAACGGAATGAAATTTTTGTAGTCATGGAAAATACTTACAAAGGAAATAAGAATAACTCTTGCATGGGTGCTTACAAAGATACCCTTGATATCAAACTGACTGACGCCTGTAATGGCGATTGCGCATTCTGTATCGAAAAGGGCGGAAAGCTTAGCGATGCTTCTGACGTACAGTCATTTATCGATAAGGTTAAGGGAATTAACCCTAGATCAGTATTGGTCTTAGGCGGTGAGCCTTTCGTTTATCCAAAGCTTGTTGAGTTCATTCAGGGTATCAGCAACAGGGAAATCTTCATCACTACCAATGGCAGTGGCTTGAAAAACAAACGCATCGTCGAACAGCTTGCGCCTTGTCTCACAGCATTAAACATTTCGCTGATGCATTATGATATGGTTAAGCATACCGAAGTGACCAAAGTAGTCTTAAAACCGTACCATATCGGAGAAGCTATTGAAATCTTGCACAAGTATCATGTGTCAGTAAGAATAAACGTTTTATTGTTAAAAGGCTACATGGATAATATTGAAGACTGTAAGAAAATGATTGACTTTGCCGAATTTCTTGGCGCAGACGATATCAGGTTCTCAGAGGTTCAAAATCAGCCAGACATGTATGTTGATGCCAAATTGATTTTCAAAGGCTTAAACGCTAATCCATATGTTGATGGATGCGAACAGGTGCTTTCCAATAACAAAATCAAAGTTATCGTTAAACAGACATGTGGTCTTGTGAACTGTAACAAAAAGGATGGTATCACCGTCAGTAATACAACTCGTGCCAATTTTGTCAATGCTGGTGTTCTTTATCCAGACTTACTTCATTCACCTGATGGATGGGTAGTTAAAAATAGCGACCCTGACTGTCACAGTACTGGTTGTCATAAAACAACTTCATCTGGTGGTTGTAGCTATGTTCCTTCACGAAGCAGCGGCGGCTGTTAAAATAATTATTATGAATATCCCAACAAAATCAGAGATTAAAAAATACTTAGAAGACAATCTAACCTCAGCCGAATGTAATATATTGGATTCATCTGATCGTTATGTATTAATGTCGGAAGTGGCTAATGTGACTATTAATTTAATTGAAAGGATTAATTCTCGTGAAGGCTTCATGTCTTTAAAAAATATGGGACTTGGGAATTTATCATTAGAAATAATGAATCACATTAAGGCAGAAGGCTTTACAGAGCATAAGAACAATAGCTATTGCTATAAAGAAACTGATCTGGAATGGACTGAAAGGTGTTACTATCTTTACTTTGATAAATGTTCATCCTTTAGTGTTGGCATCTATATCTTTCACAATGGAATCGGCGTTGACGTTGATTATAATTGCGGCGGTAACTATAGCACAGCCTTTTGGAAGTTTTCTAATTTGTCATTTGAAGAGGCTTATGAGTCTATGTGTAAAATGATTGAAAGATACATTGATTAAGTGTAACCTTTTTCAGTCTTACTCGTATAATATAGAAAATAAATAAAATGGGAAAAGTAATTTTTACGTTCAAAGATCATACGGAAAGCTTTCGATGCAAGAATCAGGATAAAGCTGATGCGATTGCATCTAAGCGACCACATGTGCTAAGTCACAAGTTTTATGCCGAAAATGAAAGCATTCCAAGACCGACGAAGAAAAGAGTAGTTGAGCATAAAATGTCGATAGAAGAAATGGAATACAGAATCTCACGAATGTAAATAAAGCTATGATAAGATTAAATTTAGTTATAGGAATATTGACTGATGTCATTTTTAGTTGTATTGCATTCGCATTTTTAGTCGTATTATGGCTACTTGGTGCGCCACAACCATTTAAAAAATGGAATGATTTCATGGATAGTCTCATATTTTTTGATAAAAAGAAATAGTCATGTCACATTGGAATTATAGAGTGCTTGCCGTAAGCAATAAAACTTATCCAGATGAAATATCTTTAGAGTTTTATGAAGTCTATTATAATGACGAAGGCGTCCCTGATGGTTATACGGCTAATCCTGTTGGCGTTGGTAGCGACACCATGAAAGGTCTTGGCTGGGTGCTAAACCGAATGAAAGAAGCATTAAAAAAGCCTGTACTATGGGAAGGAAAAAGATTTCCAGAAGAATATATACCAAAAGTGTAGCCTTTTTTTATTTTAAACGTATAATTATAAAAATCTTGTATTATGAACTACAGAAACATTCAATCAGGTCATGTGATCAACGAAAGTTATTATCGCAAGTTGCCTTTCAGTAAACAGCGTTTATTTACGTCAACCTTTGACGAGCCAACACACTCAATTTCGGAGAGTGACGAAGATGGTAACTCAGACGGTATGGGCTTATTCACAACATTACTTATTGCCGATGCTTTAAGCGATTCAGGCAGTATGTTTAGTGACGATTCGGACATGGGTTCAAGTTCATCTGCCACAGATTCATCTTTAGATTTCGGCGGTGGCGCATTCGGCGGCGGCGGTGCTGGTGACAGCTGGTAATATAAAATAATTATGAAAGAATATAGAATAGAAGAACGATATTTTATTGGTGGCACAAGTGAATTCTTGCCACAATTTAAAGACGACGTATGGAAATATTTTGTAAAGTCTATAAATGGCGTCCTTGTGGCAATAAAATTTGACGAATACAAAGATGCCTTGGCTTATATCAATTTAGATCAACAAGGACTGTCGGCTGACCCTTTAGTTATTACATATCATTACATAAAATCGGTGAAAAATGTTTAAAAATCTACCAAATAAGTGTTATAATACCCAAGATGGCGAATTATGGCTATCACGAAGCGTTGCTGTTGTGGGCATTATCTTAGCTATTACCGATAATTTCACAATGCGTGTTCTCACTGTGAAGAGATCGGATAAGATGCCCGATAAACCAAATAGATGGTGCTTGCCATGCGGATATCTCGATTATAATGAAACACTTGAAGAAGCTGTTGAGCGTGAAGTGTATGAAGAAACTGGTTTTCTAATGAGAGATCATGAAAAGGAATTAATGCGGAATATGCCGTATTTTCATATCGACTCAAATCATGAAACGTCTAATAGACAGAATGTATCAATATCGTTTGCAAAGGTTTACATGTTTAAAACACTTCCAGAACTTGTATTAAATGAGGAAGCATCTGATTTGGCATGGACGCCAATCAATGAAAAGAGTTTGAAAGCACTTGATTTAACATTCGGTCATTATGACTTAGTGACAGCTGTTCAAAAAGAAATCAATCGTACAAATTTTTAATATCATGTTTGATACAAAAGAATCATTACTACTGGCAATACTAAACTGTATGCCAAATCCCGAACTGATAAACAATTTGGACTTTACGTCAGAGCCACAATCAATTATTTTCAAATGGCGTGGTAATATATTCAGGATTTATCTAAGCGGTGAAGTAGAGGAAATTATCAGCGAAGGTGTATCGTCTTTTTCAAATTGCTCTATTTTATTGCAAACGCTATTGAAAAATTATTGGGCTTCGAAATTATTTGTGTAACCTTTTCTTATTTCTAACGTATAAGTATTTATAAAAATATACGTCACAATGAATAAATTATCAAGGATTATCAATGAGGAAGTTAATAGGTTCGAAGGATGGTTCGGCGGACATGATGAACAACTAACTCCACGTGAGGAAAAGTTCGTAGACGAATTTTCAAAGCTTAGTAATGATCAACTTAGAGATATACTTGCCAAAATTGATAAACAAGGCAATGATAATTATGCGGCTGCAAGTCGTGACTTCAACTACTATCAATCAGAAGAAGCTCAGGATTTATACGCTAAGGAAAACCTAATCAAAAAACTCATTGAACGTAGATATTGGGAAACCAAGAAGAAACTATTCTTCGGTCAACCATTCCTAGGAAGTAAAATCATTTTCATATCAACTCCCGACTATAACGAAGATGAAAGACAAAGAAAAATATTAACTATTTACATGGCTAATGACACCGTATTCGAATACAACTTTGGATATAATGACTTTAGCTGGGAATCTGATATCGAATCCGACACTTCTGGCGATTATAAAAGTTATGGCAGTCAAACACTTAGTCACAAAGTTGACCCTAGTAAAGCGATCCTAACTACGAAAGAAGTTGGTCTTTTGAACAAAATCGTAAGATATAATAATCTTAAATTCAATAAGATACCTCTAGTAAGTGCCAATGTAACTACTAAAGATGCTGCTGCACCTGTTATGCCTGAAATGAGTGATGCTGATTTTCAATGGCTGATTGGTCTAGGTAGTGATAAAAATAAAATCACAAAGATTTCAGCAGATTCAAATATTAACGAGTACGGCGGTTTTGCCACTTTGTATATGTATGTTGGAGAGTCATGGGACAGTGAGACATATAGTTACACTGTTTGGTACAACGAGCATTATAAGATTACTAAAGAAGAATTTAAAACCAACTACGTAATGAGTAGAAGTGAGGCTAAGGAAGTTCAAATTCTTGAAGCTGGCTTATATGAACCAATGATTAAAGCAATTGCACAAATCAATCCAAAGAGTAAATATTTAACAAAAATTCGTAGATATACAAGATGATAAGTATTTATATTTATATCAAATAATTATGAATTTATTAAAGATCATCAAAGAGGCTATCAATGAATTAGAGGACGACTATCGTGGTGTGCATACAGCACCTACTAAGGAAGATGCTCCTATGAATGATCTTACTGGCACTTATCCCGAAGATATTTATACAGCTAAAGGAACATTATATTATGGCGACGGTTTCCCTTTCGATAACATTGCCCATAGCATAATTGTGTCTGCAAGAAACAAGCCAAATAAGCAAATTATTATCTACAGAGCAGTGCCAAAGGTATTAAGCAATGAAGAAAAAATTTGGGACTATAAGAAGCAACAAGCATATATTCAAAAGTATGGCAAAATGCCACCAAATATTGATAACTGGAAGAATCGAAGCGAGTACTACGGGTATTTATCTGATGAAATTGACAAGTTGTCTAAAATGCCAGAGGAAGATTTCGACAAAATAAAAATTAGTGATGGCGATTGGGTGACAATTGATTTGCCTTATGCTAAAGTACATGGCGACAGTAATTTAGGCAAGGGTAAATATAGAATATTGAGAAAGACGGTGTCAGCACATAACTTGTATACCGATGGAAACAGTATGCATGAATGGGGTTATAACATATAATTATGAAATTATCAGAAATAATCAACGAAGAAATTAACGAAATGGCTTATCCAGCCTCTTTCAGCATGGAAGCATTTAAGAATGCCAGATCATTCGCTGCAAAGGCTAAGTATTGCGCAGAGAGGCTACAGAGGATATCATCAGGTTCAGGTAGGATTGTTTATAAGATCGACGAAGAAAAGGTCTTAAAACTGGCTAAGAATCAAAAAGGAATAGCTCAGAACGAAATGGAATCAGATCAGTACGTTCAGCAACAATATGGCGATATCGTCACAAAATGTTTTGAGTGGGATGATACTGATAATTATTGGGTGGAAATGGAATTAGCTCAAAAAATGTCTGCTGGCGAGTTTAAAAGAATAGTCGGCGTACCTTTGAATGGCGAAAATTCTTTAGAAATGTGGCTTACTCAAACATTTAAGAATACAAGGGAAAAAGTTTCACCAGAGGTTAATGAATTCTTAGGCGAATCCGAATTTGGTTATAGCCTACAAGACTTTATAGGAAGCTACGGAATGCAGATGTATGACCTTTTTAGACTAAGTTCTTGGGGCAAAGTAAAAAGAGACGGCAAGGATGCTGCTGTTATTGTGGACTTTGGACTAAGCGAAGGCGTATGGAAAGACCATTATGCTCCAAAAAAACAACAAAATAGGTGGTAAGTTGTAACCTTTATTTATGAATTACGTATTTATATAAAAATATTGACATGAGAACTGATAAAATACTTATTAAAGAGGATTACGTTTCAAGATTACGTGACCTTGCTGGCATATCAACAGTTATCAATGAGGACGTTGACAAAATCTTAATCAAAGAAGATATGGATGCACCTGTTGAAACAGTGCTTAACGGCATGAGCAATCAGAAAGCAAGAACATATGTTGGAAACGTTGCAAGAAAAGCCTTTCACACAGGTATTTATAGAGACGATTCATGGCAACCAGTAGCCGCAATCTACAAAGCATTAGATAATGCTGGCATTGACTACGATATGACAGGTTCACAGTATTCGCCTGAATTTCCAAATACATATAAGAAATGGGAACTCACTTTCAAGTTTACAAACGACAAAGGTAGACCCAGCGAGTTGCATGGACAAATAATGGCGGCTGGTGCAGGTTCAGTTGAACAGCCATTAGACAGATATGATATGAACTTCACGATATATTAAATTCCGTTTTTAAGCTCACCTCGAAAAGGTTATGAAATATTCATTTATTTTGTAACCTTTTTTTGTTTTCATCGTATAAGCTATAAACAATTACAATGAAAGTAATAATTGCTGGCGGCAGAGACTTTTACGACTATAAGAAATTAAAGTCAGCTTGCTCGTATTTCTTGAAAAATGAGCCAAATGCAGAGATTGTAAGCGGTGCTGCTAATGGGGCAGACAAGCTTGGCGAACGATATGCCAGAGAACATGGACTAAGAATATCAAGTCACCCTGCTGATTGGGATAGGTATAAAAAGAGTGCTGGCTACATTCGAAATAAAGAAATGGCAGAATATGCTGATGCTTTAATCGCTTTCTGGGATGGTAAAAGCAAAGGTACTAAGCACATGATTGACCTTGCCAGAGAGCATGGATTAAAAGTTCGAGTAATTTCTTATTAATTTTGTAACCTTTTTGAAAACACAACGTATAAGCACATATAACAATTAAAAATAAAGCAATGATTTTAGCAAACATCACAACATATATCGGTCAAGACGCTGACGCTCAGCATTATTACTGTAGTTACGTAAAAAAGACTTGTGATGGTCTTCCTAAAGAACATTATAGCGAAGGAAGTTCCGACAGAGAATACTTGTCAAGAATTGTTGACGATCCTCTGGAAGTGAAAAGAATGAAAGCATCTGGCAGTCGATGGTACATTGGACAAGTGACAACACAATATGTTTCAATTGATCAAATTCACCAACAATTAAAAACAACGTTTGCTGATCAAGATATTATCACTTACTATGAACATAGGCTTTTCAAAAATACTATGTTTATCAAAGACGGCGTCGATGTTGGTATAGCTATCTTCGGCGAAATATGGACAACTGTTCCTAGCTCGTACTATAAGGATTTGATTTCTGACGATGTTATAGTTAAGATCAGATGTTGTTATTGCGGTCATGAGTACACACTTGACGAAGTAACATACCAACAAGATACCATTGATAATGACGGCAATAAAAGAGATTGGGTTCGATTTACAAGGAAACGAGACATGGACGATACATGTTGCAGAGAATTTGATTTAGAATGGAACGTAACGCTATGAACGACGAAAAATATCTCAAGGCTTTAAAATATCTCAATCATGCAACAATAAAAAGATTATTTGAGTTGAATGATGGCAAGATTGACGATTTCTTTGTCAGGGGTGTGGCACGCATTATTAGCCATACACGTAATTTAAAAGCTATTGACAGTACTGGCTTGCTGTTGGTAAATGATGATACCGAAGAAATTAGTGTTAATATTCATACGGCGCATATTCATCCTAGTAAGATCATTGACTATGAGGTTGTCGGCGACTATGTACGAGTTGCTTTAATCGAACAAAGACTTTACAAGTCAACATCAGTAGTTCTTTACGCAGAAATTAATAAACAATTATTATGAAAAAGTGGGAATACAAATACGTTAAATCTGATTACATTGATAATCATCGTCATGATCTAACTGAGTATCTGAATACGATGGGCGAAGAAGGATGGGAACTTGTCACATGCACAGTCCATGACAGCGGATATGCTGGCGACAGTACTCATATCGAGAATCTTGTTTTCAAAAGAAAAATAGAGAAAGCCGTAAAGAAATCGGATATTACTCTCTGTTAAAGATATTGCGGAATGCACGTAGATATCAACGTAAATTATAGAGATTTCTAAAGGGAATCATAACAGTAGCGATATTTCTCTAACTTGCGTGGTTGAGAAATATCTATATAATTAAACTCCAAAGGGAATCACAAGATAATAAAGGGGTGGGAAAAATAGTTATGGATAGAAAGCCTGTAGTGTTACTTACAGGCTTTCTTCTTTGGTAGAATACTATCCTTAATATCTAACAGGTCAGAGGTTTTGATCAGTACTGTTTTTTCATTTTTTCGGGGTCTACAATAAAATCTATATAATTCTGGCGTATGAACAATACGTAAGTCTTTAACTTTATCAATAATAAATTTCTGCAATGCAGCCTTTGTGACGACTATAAACGAATTTATTTGCTCAAATGCGAAATAGTCTGCTTCGCCAAATAGCCAACCTGCTCTACCGTCAAGCATAAGCTCAACCCATTGGATATTTTCATTTGTTGATTCGTCATGTCTGTTAACGCTTTTCAATCCTTTGATTTCAAACTTTTTAGTAACTTGCTGAGGCGTACCCATAAAAAAAATCACAGCCCTGTCCCAATGCTCAAACATATTTTGAGACTTTGTTGCTTCATATGTATTTGGAAATAAGGCAGCAAATTCATCTTCAACCAATTCACCTATTGCTCGGCATCTTTCCTTTTCTTCTTCTAACATATATTAAGTATTTTTGCAAATATATGCCATTATATTGAAAAAAGAAAGTATTTTTGTAACATTATTAAATTAATAACGTATAATCACTAAAATAAATACATATGCATGCAGTAAAATATACAGGAGACTTTGGTTTTATAAAGCCTTTTTCAGCATTAAGAGACATTAAAACATATAGCGTCTTAGGCTTAACGCCGTCAATTGTTATGGGCATTGAAACTAAATTATTTGGCGATTGTGCCAATAGAATCATTAGTCACAGACTTTCATTTACAAATATTGTTTCAATGAAAGAACAAGCAACGTCAATTGGATATAAGATTGATAAAAATAAAAATAATACTTATCGTAAAAAGATTGGTTCAGTTATTGAAAGATTTGTGTTAGTAAATCCGTGTCTATATTTATTAGTTAATACGATAGAAGAAGCTGAGGAAATGAGTTGCCAAAACATAAGGCTTACTCGCAACGAAGAAATATTATTTCCAAGTAAAGACATTATCACTGTTAATGATCAAAATGCTTTTGATAGTGACGATTTTGAAGGCTACGAATTGGTATCATGCGATGAAAACAATTTAAATGGTCAGTACTATGGCTCAAACAAATATACTGGTAAAGATCAGTATGCCTTTATGAAAGTCGTAGGAATACCAGAAGTCTTGAAATAATGGATAAAAGACACTTAGATGTACTTGCAAAAAGTATGCCTGATGGTACTTCACTATATCATCACCTATATGATGTTGGTCAGACTGCAAGAATTTTCGCAAAGCACTTAAATTTTAATAGTGATACTGCTCAAAAAGGTGGGATATTCCATGATATAGGTAAAGCATCCACGCTTCAACAAGAAGTATTTGACGTTGATTATGTAGACAATATTAATCGTGAAGTTTTTAGGCATGAGATATGTTCATTATTCTTTTTGTCATGTTTCGATAAAAGCATATGGAATGACTTAATAGACTACGTGTCAGGACATCATAAATCGGTTGTAGATGATGCAAAACTACGAGGACTAATCGATCTAGTTGATATATATGGCTTCGATTATGTATTTGAGAGACATGCTACTAATTTCGAGCAATGGTCTGAAATGGCTCTTGATATATTGGAAAGTTTGGGGATTGAGCGAGTTGTACTAACGAGGGAAATGGCTAAAGATAACTTATTATATGCTTATAATTATCTATGTGCTGCAATTGAGAATAATAGTATCAGCAAACTCAGAGGCGTTTTAATTGGCTCAGACCATTTTGCGTCGGCTTTAAGGTACTCAACAATGAGACAACTTAATCGATTATTTAAAATTCCAAATATCGATTTTTATCATAATAGAGTATCAGATGAAAAATTATATCCTTTAGCATTCAAAACGATTGACTCAATAAAGCCACACACAATTATCATTGCGCCAACTGGAAGTGGTAAAACTGATTGCGTGATGAAAAGAACCAGAGGAAGAATCATGTATACATTACCTCAAACAGTTTCTATAAATTCAATGTATCAAAGACTTAAAAATAATTTAAGTGCTGATAATGAGGATTTAGATATCAGAGTGCTGCATTCAACGTCCAGAATAGTTGTTGATAATGGTAATATTACTGAAAAAGTAATGCAATCAAAAATAGGCGCATCGATCAAGGTAACGACGCCGCACCAACTTCTTGAAATAGTATTTGGTGTGCAAGGCTATGAAGCAACTGTATGCGATCTAATTGGGTGTGACATAATACTGGATGAAATTCATACGTACTCTGATAAGATTCAGGCGTCTGTAGTAAAAATGATTGAACTATTGAATATGCTCGATTGTCGCATACATATCTGTACAGCAACTATATCATCAAAGCTTAAAGACAAAATTATTTCCATCTTAGGCGAAGATAATATTGAGATAATTACTCTAACAAAAGAAGAAACGAATACTTATGATAGGCATATAATACATAAGCATGACATACGAACAAAGAACAATACACTTGATGATAAACTTATCGAAATTGTAACTAACACCGTAAAGAAAAACGAAAAAGTATTAATTGTAAAAAATCAGGTGGCGCATTCACAAATTGTTTACAATCAAATTGCGCCAATGTTTCCTGATATACCTGTTATTCTAATACATAGTCGTTTTAAAAGAGGTGCAAGAATTGAATTAGAAAGAAAACTGACAGAGCTTAATTATGACAGAGATTCAGCATGTATTGTCATTGCCACACAAGTAGTCGAAGTAAGCTTGGATATAAGCTTGCACGTACTTATAACAGACTGCGCAACCATTGACGCATTAATACAACGATTGGGTAGAATAAATCGAATTCGTAATGCATCGACACTAGGCTTATTAATGCATGCGTACATAATTAAGCCACCAACATCAGATTATGAAGCCAACCCATATTCATTAAGATATTTAAATAAAACTTACGATGTTTTAAGGGATGGACAGGTTTTAAGAGAATGTGATCTGCAAAAATATATTGATTATGTGTATGACGATGTTGAGTTTACGTCAATAGATGCTGAGAGCATTTTGGTTAACGGAAAAATAGTTATACCAAAATTAACGCATCATGCGAGATCATGCCTTTATAAACAATTTGATATATCGTCTGCGGTACTGATAACAAATTGTGATGTTGATGCGTATATCGAAGCGAATTTTGAGGAAAAGCTTAAGTTTGAAATACCTGTTCAGTTTTACACAATCGGAAAGTTGAACTTAAAACAGTTGCCAACAGGTGCATTTATTATTCCTGATAATTTCTATGACGAAAAATTAGGATTAATATTATAAAACACTTGCTTATTAATATTATTTGAAATATCTTTGTAAAAAATTAAAAAACTGTAAATATGATCGTCTCCAAATATGGTAAATTATTTCTTGACTATTACAATCAAAAAAATAATTGTGCGATAACACCCAAAGAATTTGTGACTGATAAGCTACT